GTCCTCTAGTCGGAGTAGCGCCCGACCTCGTCTCATATATAAAGGAGTTGGTGTAATTATGGAACTTTTATATTTTATATTGACGCTATTCGTTCTTGTTTTTTCAATATTTTACGGTATCAGCTATCTTGTACATAGAAGTATGACCATAACTGAAACTACTGCTTGGGACTACGGCTCCTACAAGGACTTTATTAAACAATTTCAATCCATTTCATGGGACCCTCGTAATCCAACGTGGGCTGGATCTTTCTTTAGTCATGATACAGACTCGCAATTACACGCGTCTATAGTAGAATTCCGAGGTAAAGGGATGGTAATCAAATTCACCAGCTATCCTAAGTACTTGGGTTTTATGTGGTTGAACAGGAGTTCAGTAACTAAACGGAATAAGGGGATGTGGAAATGATAAGAATAGCTAAAATGCCTTATATTGTAGAAGATACTGATCGGTGGGGACGCCCTTTGGGAACTTTCTCTGTTGTAGATATTCAAGGTGAGATCGCTAAAGAAATGTGGGGTAAGATTCAAGAATACGAAGGATACAGTCTATCTAAAGAAGCTAAAGAAGATGAAGCCATAGCGAAAATTTATGTCGATCAAGCGATTATTTTGGGCGATTTAAACATAAACGAATTTCCAAATCTTCCTCACATGAATAAACTCATTGGGTATTGCAAAAGTTTGATATGGCAATTTAATCTTCGAGTAAGTCAGAGTGACGATCTATCAGAAGCTGAATACATTCGCTCCTACGCGAAGTTCGACCAGAAAACTTTGCACGAGTGGACTGCAGAACATGATGAAAAAGTAAAAATGCTTAAAGAGCAAGCTACTAAAATGAATGCTTGACTTTTTATAACTATAAGGATAGAGTTGGAGTATGACACATTACGATTGTAAACATCACGTTTGTGTAACCCAAGATTGCGGACGATCCCAAGGACTTTTGCTGCCATGCAATGTATGCGTTGAGGAGATGGATACTATGAAACCTAAATGGGTTCCAGGCAAAGACTACTTTACAACAAGCGGTGCTCGCGCAAGGATATACGCGATAGATCTACCAGGATCTTTTACGATTCATGGAGCATATTTAGACATCCATGGAGGATGGGATACGGCTACGTGGACATCCCGTGGTCATTATAACTCCATTCCAACAGTACCATACGATCTGGACCTCACCGAAAAGGAGTGGGAAGAACCTAAGCCCAAGGTAAGGTGGTTGGCGTGGGGGATGAATTGCGGAAACCAGATCAATGAAATTAGATTATTTCCGGCAGATGAAGAGTTTAAAGAAGGTTGCAAATGGATACGTATTCCACACATGGACCCAAAAGAAGGGTGGGAGCCGGGATGAAAATTCATAAATTTCGATTTGGGGTATATCCGGAGTGGTGGAGCTATTGCGGTGCATACGTAGAAGACTGCTATTCTCTAACTCGTAAAGTTCAAATGGCCACCTATTGGTCGAATGTAACCTGCAAACATTGTTTGAAATTTAAGAAGAGTGCCGAATGACCCACCCAAAGTATGCGATTCACTTTGACAATCGAAACTTGCACTATGGCGGTCCTTACGTCATAATGGAGCATATCCAAATTGATTGCGGGTATAGTGCTAGAACTTGGGCTAGTTACATGACTTTTGAAGAGGCTGTAAGAGGACTACATAACGGTACTGGATTGATGATTGAGCTAGCTTCGGCTGGTGTAGTGGATAATACGTGGGAGGTGTGAGATGAAAACCTACCCTCTCAAAATAGAAAATGTTGGAGAAGACGACTATATCCTCATGTCTAAAGGTCATCACCCTCTTAAAGAGTTTATGGAAGCGTGCCACAAAGCTTATCCTAATTGGCCTATGGGCAAGCCCGAACACTTGTGGTTTAAAGCCATTCCCAAAGATGGCTACGCGTGTTGGTATGCTCTGGCCGATAAGAATACTAGAGGGGCTTTTCCAGCTACTTATGTACGTGAGGGGTATGAAGAATGAAAGTCACAGGAATGATCAAAAGTCTAAGTCTTACGGATAGTAAAACATCTCCCTATAAACACTTTTTCAAGTTGGAACTATTCGGCTCTATTGATGAAAGTCAAAAAGAAGAGTTTTACAATATTCTTAGACAAATACATTTATCAAGAAAGCAAATAGCCGTGACATATCCAGGAATAGACGAATATGGGGATTGCTTAAGTACGAAAGTGCTGATAACTGTGAGGGAAGAAGAATGAAACTACAATTCGATTATATAGATGGCATCACAACCAAGCGTTCGGGGGCTTACGGAATGGTTCTAGAAGTGTCTGGAGGTATGGATACTGAGGAACTTATTTTGACGGCCATGGAATACGGTTCTATAAAAGATATTGTTAGGACACTGCTAATTGAAAGTGGGAAAAATAGAGAGTTGATCACACAAGCTCTGTTAGAACTGGATAACTTGTAATATGAAACATTTAGAAAGATTCGAGTTCGGCTTAGGTGCACTGATAGCAATAGGACTTCTGATATTTTTCACATTAGCTTTGGTATATTTGCTCTACAATCATCCTATTTTAGGAATACCTTTGTGTGTCATTGTGCTTTCTTACTTTTTGGGCTTTTGCTATGACCGGGCAGGGACCTAATGACTAATCCAATCAAATGTGGTCCGCCACTTAACCCCTATCTTTTGAGCGATTGTATAGAGCAGTTCAGACGAGGCAATTGGCCCCCATATGATAACTTGGAAATGGACATGTTCTGTAGGCTTCTAGCTTGCTGGCTAAAGGAACTGGAAGACGCTAGAGAGGTAAATTCAATTCTAGGGGTTAAAATCAGATGGATGGGTCAGAGGATAAACGACTTGGAATATGAAGTAGAGTATCCGGAAGAAAAGACAGACTAATTCGATCAACAACACTTAACTGCTGGCTCGCCTTGGGCCTTATTGGAGATAAATAATGGGTTGTTTTAGTTGGCTATGTAAAGAATGTGATAAGGGGATCAAATCAACTAGCTTTTCAGGGGACGAGTGTCTTTTGTTCCTATTGAAAGACGGCGAAGTTGTTCAAAAAATGGAAGGTCAATATAACTCCTACGGATCGTGCTTTGTTGAAGGCTACTCTATCCTAGAAAAGGCAGAAGATTCTGAAAGCCAGAACTGGGAAGATCCAACTCCACAGATTCCAATGCGTGAGAAAAGGATGGAGGGTGAGGGCCACTGGGATCTAGTTTGGGAAAGAGTTTGTGAATTGATGCATGGATACGACCTTAGAAGTGGGATAGCAGCTTACCACAAGGGGTGTTATCTGGGGTTGCTGCCTACAACCCGGTCGGAAAGCGATCCTAACCAGGGATGGGGAGAAGATGAAGATGAAGGTGAGTAAGTGTTGGGGAAAGAAGAAAATACGGTTTTCACCGGACCCACATATTCCCCTCTCAGGCCGGGGATGGCTCAGGAGGGATTCTGCGAGTGTGGGGAAGGTCCAGCGTTTACGAGAAAATGTAAGGTTCACGGAGGATAAAAATGAAATACTTAATTTTACTTAGCTTTTTGTTAGCCGGATGCTCTGGTAATGAGCCTAAGTTTCATTACGGTGAAAATGTTTTTGTTACAGCCGGTTTTTACCAAAGCTGTGAAGGTTATGTATACGGAATACTCCAGAGCGGTATGGAATATGAAAATAAATATCTTATTACTTTCACGAATTGCAATAGCATCAACGTTTTGATTAAGGAAAGTGAACTTTGGGGCTTACATAAGGGTGCTCAAAAATGAGTAAAACCCATCTTTGTCCTACCTGCCAAACAGAAGTCGCCGGAGTATGCGAGGACTGCCTAGAGAAAGCCGTTATCCAGAACCAAGCCAACTTCGGAACTCCAGATTACTACATCTGTGGATATTGTGGGGCAAAGTTCTCCCAGGAGGGGTTCTTGGAGCATTTGGATGGGTGTGAGTGGGACCATAAGGAGGAGTTCGTATGAGAATAACACCATACTCTACCAGTATTGCCAAGGGTGAGGTTTTTGCGCAAGGATACAGCTCTGATCCACTATGGAGGGTTGTCGATTGGGAAACCTATAAGGGTGTTTCACAAATAACCTTGGAAGCAATCGACTGCCAAGGACAAAAACTGGGGCGTAAAAATATGAAAGTGCTGTCCTGTCATTGGATGGAATCACAATTCGAAAAATGGCCTTTTGAAATTAATGAACAGGTTGAGTCGCATGGAAAATAGAGAAGAAAAAATAGCTAAGTATTTCGTCAATTTGAGAGAGAATTGCGGCGTTACCAATCCTCATTTTGAAAAGGCTTTTGAAGAATTTAGAAAGGTCTTGGGAATAACCATCGTGCCAGACTGCTGTGTCACCGAAGACGATGTGGTATGCTTTAGTTGGGATTTTCCCAATAACAACAACCATTTGGAACTTCAAGTCTATCCTTCTGGTTTATGTGAAGTGTTCTTTTCAGATCGGAAGGACATTGATTGGCTGGAAGAATACCAAATTGGGGGTCTAGCTGAGCAACAGTTTGTGGGGAAGTTGAAGGGGAGTTTGTATAAGTAGGTGAAAATATTGGAGAAAAATTTCTGGGAAAATTTTAAGAGGGTGTCATATAAGGCATTAGAATTTTAGAAATTATTTTTTGAGTTTTTGCATGGGCAACTATATTGGGGTTAACCTATTGTAATGACTCAATTCCCCGGTTCGACCAATTTCTGAGTAATTACCCATACATAGGACTTTTTGAGGGGCCTTCGGCGTAACTACACGTATTTGCTACTCTATTGGGTTTATGCACATAAACTAGACGACACACCCGGTTTTATTACACCCACCACTAGGTCAATTAGACACTCGAACGACTACTAACCATACAATCAATCTGTGTCATTCCTAACGCATCCCTACTACGCTACGCCATTCCCTATAGGACGCGCATAATTGACCGCCATTGCGTTTCCATTGGTTCGCTAAGGGCAATGTAGCCACTACACTCATGCACCCATACGACGCTTGCACCATGTTGAGCTTTGTTAACAATCGACGATAACCCACATACGCCGAACTTGGTTTTTATAACTCATTGATTTGATTGAATTCAGTAGGATACAAAATAAGAGAACGTATCCTATGTAGAAAATGACACAGTATCTATAGTTGACTAAAGTTTTGTGTTATGTTTAAATGGCAGACACTAGACGCAACAATGCCCAAGGTCAGTGAAGCCTTGGGCTAAGGTGAGAGTATAAAATTTTGTGGTACATAACATGCATTTTAAACTGGGTTAGATGAATTATGACCTAACACAGCGTTTTGGCATATTTTGGACACACTACGCTATAAAGATTCTAGTATCACTTAAGCCAAAAACTTCTACCTTAGACACATTACTCAATATAATCTAATAATATCAGCTATTTAACTCACTCCCTGTAAAGACTTGTAAAGACTTGTAAAGACTTGTAAAGTCCCGCTAACGCGCTCAAGTCCTGTAATGAGCTATCCCATAATGTTTGTTTTATGCATTCCATAAGGTTTGTCTTATTTCCCCTCACTCTCACATATCCCCTCTAATCGACGCTATTGGCCATTCAGCGTTATGTAACCGTCTAAGTATTAGCCAGTATCTAGCGCACTATACAATCGCTTAGACTGATAACCTTGAATTCGCATTGTTTTTCATTTGGCACTATGCCTGCAATAGGTTACTACCATGATTAAACTATTTAAAGCTAGTAAATTCGCTCTCTGGACTAAACCACACACAACCCGCTCTAATAGCGTTGTCAAAGCTTCTAGTTACATTGTTACCATAGGATGCGTATTAGGCATTGGATATCTATACACGCGTACGAGGAGATTTTAATATGACCAAAAAACTAGCTTGCTCTAAATGTAACGTATATTTTAAACCCTACTGGCTTAAGCACGGTATTTGCAATGCTTGCCTTAACCCGCATCTAGTGGTTATCGCGCGGGCAAGGGAATAACTCATGCTCATTTATATGTCGTTTTGGACACTATTGTTAATTTCGCCTGTAATTGTAATAGCTTGGATAGAAAGGGAATGAATATATGGCATTTGAATTGAATGACTGCGTATGTAAAGTTGGAGCTACGCAACATGATATTGGTTTTATTGTAGGCAAAAGTTTATATTTAGGTAACTACTATTACAGTGTTAAATGGACCAATGGAAAAAAGTCAAGTGGTTTTGACGAATCTGAACTTGTATTGTATACAGCTCCAATTAACGGTCTGAATTGTCCAGGCTACATATCGATTGACTTCGGTCATCACAGTACTAAAAGCTTTGAGATCAAACTGAAAGTCTGCGAATGCGGTATGGAAAAACACGGTTTTGCGAACCATTCCACATGGTGCCCTAAACATGCCTAAGTATCATACGGCTATTAAACCAATAGCCAGTTAAATGAGCTTAATTCGAATATACGCTATTTGGCATTGGCCTACCACTTGCTAAGTATATAGATAAGAGGTAACGATTATGACCACATTTAAAGTAAAGTTCTCTAAGTATTTCATTACAGGCCTTTTGACGGGTATCTCAATAGACGACGAAATTTCTATGCCTAACCTGGATTCAGCTAATGAATTTATTAGATATTGCCATGCCCATTTTGAAAAACCGGCTGTATCGCTTGGTGGCTCGGAATATGTGATTTTTGGTTCCCGCATTGTAATTGAATAGAGGTAACTATATGACTGTATTACTCAATGGCCATACTGTTTTAAAGTCTAGTCCAGCTATCCTAGTTAATGGCACGATATACCGCTACCGAATGACCTTGGATACCAATAACCGCTATGTGGTCCATGTTGAGTCAAGGGAGTCATTTGGTGCGCTGAATGAACAATATCTATATCAAGGCGATTCTATAACTACGGCTAACCATGTATTTGATCGATATAGTCAAGAGGGTTAAAGCATGTATACTGTGATACGCTACGAATTGCGTTTAGGAGCCGATACGCATCGCATGGGAGGTGTATATCTAACCTTTGAGTCTGGGAGGGTATTGGAAAAGCTATACCGCGATTCTAGGGTATCTGCTATAGTGGCGGCTACCTTTGAGGATATGAAGACGGCTCGGGAGATGGAAGCGGATATGCTCAAATTGCAAGCGGCGTGTGACAGGATTAAGTAACCAAAGGAGAAATCAAATGACTGACGAACTACTCAAAAAACTACTCGGTATCCTCAATAACACTCAGGATTTTGTCTTGGCCCAAGCTCCTGATATTGCTAAGCAATTGATTACTTTGGCGCGTATTGAATCAAGTTTACTTTGGTTGATACCTCTCTTATTAACTGGGATAGTTGTATCTGTGTGGCGGCTAGCTAAACAGGCCGAAACTTATCCCAATAAAAACGGGGGCTTAAATTTCAATGACGACGTGTATTTTTTGCCTATTATTGTGACGATTGTGTCGCTTGTACCTGTACTTTTAACTATTGGATGCAACTATCACACATTTCTAACTAGTTGGTTTGCGCCCAAAGTCTATCTATTGGAGTATGTGGCTAAGGCTTTGAAAGCTGTTAGGTAACTATCGCTTATACACATGTCTAATCCTTAACCACTATTCAGTATAATAACCCAATAGTTTCGGGCTAGCGTTTTGGCCTAACACATGCAATAAGTAGTACCATAACCGATTGAAAGGAAATATATGAGAGTCTACTTTGAAACTAAAAACGATGCCAAATTGAATAGGCTAGATAGCCTTGTAACTACGTGGTATTTAGGATTGATCACGGTTACCTTGGTTGTATTGAGGATATTCCAATGAATACCTATGAAGTAAAACTATATACCGGTATAAGATTTGAATTATACTGTGATTCTACAGATATTGATATTCTATTAGATCTAATTGGATTAGATTTAGTAGACTATTGTGAAGCTCTTTAAACTTAAAAGGATAATTATATGAATAAAATTACAGTATTTGAATATGATTTTTTGATTGAAGGGCCTATAGCTGAACGAGTATTCCATAAGTATGACCTAGCATATATCCTTGCTCAAATTGGTTCCGAAATTGACGGGGTTGCTATTGTTGAAGGGAGTCTAGTGTGTTAAATTCTACGCAGTGTGTCGTGTTCAAGTCAGTGTGTGACCAAATCGATTATATGAATTGCATTGGATTCTATTTGGCGGGTAACTCCGATCCACATGAGTTATATCTATTCGGTTTTACTAGCATTGTGTTTCATTGAAAGGATTATATGAATAAAAAATATAAGTTAATTAAAGAAGACACTAAATTATCCTGGGATGGTAGGACGCTGTATAGAATTCAGGCATTAATTAATATCGGCTCGATTATAGCGGGTACTTTAGGCGGATACATTGAGAGTGAAAAACATCTAGACGTGTCTGGGAATGCATGGGTGTCTGGGAATGCATGGGTGTCTGGGAATGCATGGGTGTCTGGGAATGCTCAGGTGTCTGGGAATGCTCAGGTGTATGGGAATGCTCGGGTGTCTGGGAATGCTCAGGTGTATGGGAATGCAAGGGTGTCTGGGAATGCATGGGTGTCTGGGGATGCTCGGGTGTCTTTACAGAAGCATTGCTATGTATTTCATTGTGAAAGTTACCCTATAACCGTAACACCTCAAAATGTATCCATAGGATGTCAACTAAAAACCCATAAAGAATGGTTAAAAGTTACTAAAAAACAGGCGGTCGAAATGGGTTTAAACATATCCTTGTATGCCACTTATAAAGACTTGATTAAAATAGGCGTCAAAGCTGTAACTCGAAAGGATTGACATACATTGTGTATCACTGAAAGGGGTTATGGTATGGGATTTAATTTTACATGCTTTAAATGTAATGGTGCCATGAATGGTTATGCACGATACTTTGATAAGGATCGGTGTTATCGGTGCGAGGGTAGGCCTAGCTCATTGGCCTATGACTTAGAAGTTAACCTAGTCATTGAGGATATCAAATACGATTTGGAAGCTAGGGGTTATTCCCCACAATTGATTTCATTCATTACTGATATCATTGGAGAAAAGCTATAAGTTGTATATCGCCCTACACACTGGCTAATACTTAAACATCTCCTATTCATTAACCTATTAAATAACCCAATGACTGCGGGTTAGTGTTTTGGCATTCCCTATGCAATACCTATCTACATAACGAACGAATAGGAGCTAACGAATATGAAGACTGTAATTGAGCCAGATGGTAGGGGTTATAGGGTTTTGATCTATCCAAATTTCGGTTATGTTCAAATGACTACCTGGATTCCCACATTGAAAGAAGCTATGCAAGCGGCGTTACGCATTCAAATACTGGGTAGGAGATAATTATGGGCACCAAATTGACAAATGAAATCGAAGTCTTGAAGGCTATTGATAACGTACGCTTAGAACTTGCTAGCGCTGTCAAGCTAGGGGATTATGACGCCAAAAATGAAGCCTTGCAACGACTACTAGGGTTATATGCGGCGCTTGACGTTCACAATGTAATCGTGGCTATTGAACGCATTGAATATCGGAAGGCTGCTTAATCGAAAGGATTGATATGAATAAACTTGAAGCATTGGCACGGTTTTTGGAATGCGAAGTAAACGAAGTAGAATGCATGAGATACGACGATAATGCATTTGAAAATGGACGCGAAGAATATCTAGTCCTAACAGACAATGAAGCCGACGAATATGCAACCAAGGCTATCCTTGACTCTGTGTGGGCATTCCGCGCATCGTTTTTGGAAGCTCATATATCAGACCTTGACGAAAGTTGTATTCAAAAAATACAAGAGCTTTGCGAGGATGCTAACCCTGTATTGCTTAAGCTACTCAATGACAAAGCCCATTTCGTTGACGACGCTGTATTATCGGATGGACGCGGGCATTTCATTGGTCAATACGACTTCGAAGAACATGAGCAAGGTGAGTATTTCATTTATAGACTGAACTAATCGACTAAGCATTATACATTTGATAACGCGCTATACACCATGCTAAAATGGTATGCTGAACTATATTCAATAGTTAGCTATGGCATTCCCCATGCATTACTTAGATGCATAACGAAACAATAACAAAGGAGTTTTACAATGGCTTATAAATTCGATATCCTGTCTAAGACACATAAATCGTCGTTTGCTAACAAGTCCACGAACTCGCTAGGAAAAACAACTAGCGAATCTTATGAAGACAAAATTATCGGACCAATCCTTAGACGATTGAATAAAAATAGTCCTACACACTGCGCAATTTTGGTCGGGCATCCAAGCGGTCTATTGAGACACATTATCCGTTATCGCAAAATGGGATTTCAAGACGCTAATATCGTGGTATTTGAATGGTGCCCTAAACTTGCGGCTAAACTGCGTCGCTTTGTCCAGCTAAAAGGTCTCAAGTGTCAAGTAATCGAAGGGGATTTAATTGCAGGGGTTGAAAGGTTAGCTGCAATTGGTCATAAGTTTAGTTGTGTCGAGTTTGACAGTGTTGAAATGTTTGGTCGCGCTGAACCACGCGTCTTTAGTTTGGTTAAGCATTTGAATATCCCTGTAGTTGTAACTCAGGGTAGTGCTAGGGGTCAATCTCTTGCTTTTAAAGAATACTTGAGAGAAAAAGGGCATCGTCAGTCATGGTGTAAACAAAATAAACGTTTGAGTTTTTCTCTCAATGAAAAAGCCCCTGTCTATGTAAAAAACAAGTTGTCAGGCTACGCTAGTTGGTTTAAAACTTATGGTGGACTTAACAATTTCCCTATGTACATGTCTGTATCAATCGCGAAAGGGGTTTAATATGACACAATTAATTAGTCGTTCTAAAGCGATTCAATTGCTCATTGAAAGTAAAAAATTCAATAGTTTTTCGAAGGAAGAACTACAGGAAATACTCAATGATTCCGAAGAAGCTTATTATGACACACTTGAAACGCCACAACTAGAATTAGAACTTGGAAGCATTTTAAATAGTCGTATTCAAATCGTAAATGATTGAAAGGAAATAAAAATGAGCAAGCTAGCTAAACTGACTAAAACTAATAAAGAATATGACAACGTGGTAACAAAGGGCTATCAGGATATCCTCTTGGAAAGTTTGGAGGATTTGGATATACCATTTGACGCTTATAATACCGTAGTTGAGCCACTAGAGTTCGAATCAAGAGATGGTTTTTGGGCGCATGATCGAAATAGAGGAGGTGCCGACTTTATAGCCTTTACGACTACAGGGTTTTTACATGGTTCCGGAGAACATACAAGCACTAGCATTGAGAATAGAATTGAAGAAGAATATGAAAGTATTTGGAAGGATACACTTGCTGATAACCCTGAATTAGATCCTAACAATGAAAGTCATTTAAATGATCTTTACGAAGCCCTAGACAACACTCTCAATAACGACTATTGTGGTCAAGCTTTTAGAATTCGGCTTATGTATGAAGGGAATGGCGTGCTACTGGTACACTCGGGATGGGACAACGACGCGCCCTATTTTCGTTGGAGTAACAAAACTGATTTGGAGCAAGAAATCAAGTTCAAAACCAAAAGTGAATTGAAACAAAAGCTTGTAAAGGCTATTGCAAAAGCTCTTAAAAAACTGTAAAGGATTAATATGAATAAACAAAATGCTCTAAATGAAGTATTGGAAGCGGCTCGGGATAGAGCGGATTATCTTGAAAAATTAGCTTTTGAATGCTCTAATTACCGGGAGCGTAAAGATTTTAAAGATAAAGCGGATAATATAAGACTAGCATGCGCTGAGTTAGATAGGAGTTAAATATGAATGGTCAATATAAAGTTTGGCTTGAACGTAAAGATTACAGAACTAAAAGCATATTTGACGGTGAGATAATGAATTGGTCTGAAATTCAACAATTACTAGGCGCTAAGCTATTGGAGTGTAACAAAGCCGAAATGCATCCGGAAGGCACCGGCTATGAATTGTATGGGAGTTATCAAGCGGCTAGCGGCGAATTCCTACCTTTCAAATATTCCCTGTCATTTGAAATAGTCCAGGGAGATCAAAATGCGTAAATATATAGTATGCATCGACCGCAGCCATCCGGCCTATTTGAAACGCGGCAAAGTTCGGCGGCATTCAGATACTGGAATGATTCTAATCGAATGGTGTACGTGGTCCTATATCTGTACATGGGTATTTAAAGACGAACTAAGTGGGATATAGGTCAATTTTGACACATGTCTTCAATGATTACTAAAAGTGAATTTCGAAAGGAACATATGATTAAATCTAATACGATTGCAAAACTTGAGAATCAACTAACCACACTGACCAAGGATTACAATGAAAAATCGTCAGTCATTCAAAACAAATTGCGAAACGAATACGTCAAAGCATTTGAATCAACTTGGTCTGGCGTAGTAACTGACACACTTAAGGCTTTGAACGATACTAAAGAGTATGATACTGATAGCCACGGTGAGATTAGACGTTGGGCATACGTGCGCAGTGCCCTAGACCAAATCCCTACAGAGGCACGCGAAGCATTTGAAGCGCATGTTAATGACTTGGAATGCGCTTATATTGACTGGGAAGTAGGGACGGTTTACACGTTGGAATGTGGTAACTTGATTATCAATGACGACGGCGATGTATTAGATACGGATTCGGGAAAATGGGTTATTCAAAATCATGAATACGATGATGATACTCAAAGGAATAACCTTATTGAGCAATACATGGAAAAGTCAGGATACTATCCTAATGTGTTTAAACAAGACCGTCACGGGAATGTATTTTGGGTTAACACTAAAGCAGCCTAGGGATATAGGTCAATTTTGACATAGGTTTGAGCTGACACACAAAAGTGATTTTGAGGTAACACATATGAATAACCAAGGATTTTCTTTAATCGAGTGTATGGTTGCTCTAGGTTTAGTATCGGCTGCAACTTTGGCATTAGCGCAACAGACTGTCAATTCTAGCCTAACCCAAAACTATGCCGACTTCCGTTTAGAAACTAGTACGCTTGCGAGTTCATTAGTCGGGAATGTCAGTAATGACGCAGGTTGTACCAGTGCATTCCAGGGAGTCACATTTGACCCTGCTTTGACTGATATCCCATTGACTTTGACGCTACCTAACAAGACGATAGCAGCCGGCACGGCATTGCCTAATTATAAACTAACAGTCAAAGGCTTGACGTTTAGCAATTACAAGGTTATCCAAGTGAACAACGGCATAACAGTTTACTTTGGCGACTTAGTGTTGACAACCCAAGCACTGCGAAATGTCTTGGGACCTAAAACTAGTAGCATTACTCTCAATAGTGTTTACTTGACGGCTAGTGGCGCTGTAACCGCTTGCAATCAAGCATTGACTTTGACGCTACCTAGTCCGGTACCGACTCCCACGCCGACGCAAGTTATTCCTACGCCAGTAACAGACGATAATGCGACTAGGACCAATACCGATCCATGCCAACATTGAGCAGGCCCTATAGGTTAAATTTGACACATATATCTGGATTAACACAATAGTGATTTTTAGGAGGCAATATGCAACAGTTTAAAAAAATCCATGCCAAAGTACAGAGATTAATTAAATCGAGCGGCGCGCACGTTGTTCCTTTCTATAAAGTCCAAAACACTATGTCTAAAAGAATGCTCGGTTATTCAACAGGCGCGTATAGCTCTCGGTTTGATGTTATAGCAATTAACACGCTTGATACTTATAAAGGAACATTGCCTTGGAATATCAACGTAACCCTTTTGCACGAACTCATTCATTGGACGGGCCATGAGAAGAGGCTCAATCGAAAAAGCGTTACGAGAAAAATAGCGCGTATAAACACACAAACATACCACACAGAAGAGGCTATCGCTCAATATGGTATGTATTATCTTGCTATCGAGCTTGGATTTGACAAAAAACATTATGCCAAGGTTTTACGTGCGTACTTAAAAGAATATCCTTTAGCCGATAGAGTAAAAGCCAGAAAAGCTGCTAAGGCCGCAACCACATACCTACTGAGCCTTGGTAAGGATCTAAAATTGCAAGCAGCCTAGTCCCCAGGGTCAATTTTAACATGTGTCTGTAGGAATTTATAAAAGTGTTTTTAACAAAGGAGAATGATATGCTAAAGAAGAACGCGATGCGCTGGGTTAAGGCTTTGAGGAGCGGGAAGTATAAGCAGGGGGCTAGTAAGTTATGCCAAAATCCGGGTGCTGGAATTGAGCATTGTTGCTTAGGAGTGCTCGCCGATATTAACGGTTATAGCAAGGAGTTGATCCGAGGAAGAGCGATACTAGATCTCCCTGGCATGCAAGAAAAGTGCGACATTAAATCTGCCAGTGGTAAAATTCGGGATGACATTAATAATATTAGTAAAACTATCACTGTTAGAAGCGGCACCCGCAAATTTATGTCCGTTGATCTAGCCCATATAAACGATGAAGGCGCTAGTTTTAAGGCTATAGCTACGTGGATCGAAAAGAATTATAAATTGTTGTAATTTACAGAAGTGAATTTTGGGAGGAAATATGCTTTTAAAAGAACTACTAGATGCGAAAGAAGCTAAAAGAGTTTCGGAACTTAATGAACTCAAATGCTATACAGATCGCGTTGTTGGCGGAATCCAAGTGGCTATTAGCCAAGGTAAAACCTCGATCTATTTTTTATCTTTATATTTCAATACTTTCCCCAAAATAATGGAAGAGTTGACAGCAAAAGGGTACAAAGTAACAAAAGAGCCCCTGTCTGATTGGTGCGTCTCGTGGAAAAATAGTTAAAGGAGATGGTTAATGGTATACTTATTGCTTATTCTTTATCAAGCCAAACATTTTCTCGCAGACTTTCCTTTGCAGACACAGTATATGCTGGGCAAGTTTAAGAAGTCTCCTAACTTTATATTACCGCTATTAGCGCATGTAGCTGTACACGGTATGGGTACATTTTTAATTGCCTCATACTTTAAACCTAAAAGTGCTTTTTGGCTGGCGCTACTAGATATGTCAGTGCACTTTGTGGTGGACAGGATCAAGGCTAGTCCTACGCTTGGTGGACGATGGAAGGCTCTTACAAAGGATACTTACGCAGCTGCTGTACAAGCCAATGATCAAGACGCTTTGAAAGGAAATACTTATTTTTGGTTCGCATTAGGCACTGATCAGCTGGCGCATCATTTAACCCACTACTTTATTATTTGGAGGTTACTGACCAACAACTAAACACTGTCTAAATAATAACCAGACAAAAATTGTCACGAAGTAATAAAACCAAGCAGTTAGCGGTGGCATGAAGATAGCATTACTTAGTACCGTAACCAAGGAGAAAAACAAATGTTGACTAAATCAAATAAAGTATTCGTATCCGCTGAACTTTCTGGCAAGTCTGACAGTATCAATCACCAAAATCATATCAAGGCTCTTAATCTGCTTAAGCGCGAAGGTAGCAATTTCGCAGTAGTCAAGGGAGTTTATAAGAATGTAGCTGAATCCACTTTCATGCTCTATGCCGATAGCGCCAAGGACCACGCCGAGAATCTCTCGATCGCTTTGAACTTGGGTGCACTGTTTAACCAAGAAAGCGTGCTCGAAGTTCACAATGACGATACAGCGGTGTTGCATTATGTAGCAGGCAATTCGGAGAAGATTGGACAGTTTACGGAAGTGAATGAAGCTGAGGCTTTGACACATAACTGTTACACATTTTCCAATGGCCGTTATTATGTGGTGCGGTAATGAAAAGGAGAATTATATGAAGAAAAAGTTATGTCAGATTTGTAACGTATGGTTAGACAAAACTGAATTTGGGTCCGACAAAAGCAGGAAAAAAGATGGCTTGTCTTTAAAATGTAAATTATGCGATAAAATTAGAAATAAAAACTACTGTGATAGAAATCGTGATAAAATTAATCTCAGAGTAAGAAATTACGATAGGCTTCAAAGATTTCTTAGAGAATCGGATATCGAGGGGTGGATTAAACGTATCTAATTATACTAAATATTTACAGAAGTGAATTTTATATACCGCCGTGGTCGGGGCTGGTCGCTCCAAAGGCTCTTATAAGGCTTTGACCTAGGTTCAATTCCTAGGCGGCGGACCAATTTTAAGGGTATTGATATGAAACATATAAAAGTACTTTACGCGAAAAAAAAGGATTTGAAGGTGCTCATAGCCGCAATGTCCCTTTATAAGGACTATCTGGATCTTTTAGTAGTAAAAGACAATTCAAATATAAAACAAACGGCTATAGCACGCCGAAATAGAGCCAAACAAATTCTCTTAGCTCTTCAAGATAAAAGAGTAACTGAAGAAGACTTGAAAGAATGGGAGCCTTAATGCGATATATTTGTTTATTCCTGCTATTGCTAAGTGGTTGCGGTCAACAACCCGCACCTACAATGCCTGCGCATGTAGATCCACTACTGGTTCCTTATTTTGCTAAGTTCACACAATACATAGGCGTTAGAACTGACAACATATCGGCGGGTTTTGTTTCACTTACCCTACCTAGGGTAGGCCAATGTAGCTTGTACGACGACGGCAGTAGAATTATCCAAATCGATCCCATTTATTGGGCAAAAATAGGCGATGACCTGAAGGAACAACTTGTGTTTCATGAGCTTGGACATTGCGCTATGGGACTTCAACATATTAAGGACGTGGACGCTAATAATTGCCCTGTAAGTATTATGTTTCCGTCTGTCTTTGGTGATACGCCTTGTTATATTAATAATAAGTATCGATATTACCAAGAACTAGAGCTGTACAAGTGAATAAGTATACTACAACTGTATCAAAGTTCTTCAGTCTGGTTTTGTTCAATAGTTGAAATGAATAGTTTATTAGTTGGTATCTTGGTTGCATTATATAGAAATGTAAGTTAACAAAGGAGTCCATAATGAAAAAAGTAATTGTCGGTCTGAGTCTAATCCTTCTTAATCAATCAGCCTTCGCATACGAAGTATGTGGCCAAGCTCCAACGGTTTGTCATGCTAATCCGCAACTGACTAAATCCTGCGGTTGTCCATTGCCAAAAAAGAAGGCTACTACAACGCCGCAAAAGCCTAGCACCGTGATCACAAATACCACAACCAACACAACTACTAATAACACTGTTACGATCGTTCAGCCACAACAACATCGACAAACTAGACCTGTAGTGATCAGGGAAGCCCAAAGGAAAACCTCCATTTCACTTGTGGGCATGATGACGCCTAATAAGTTGACTACTAGCTACACTAGTACAACTTACACAGCTAACAATAGCTACCAACCAGACGTAGGCTTGATGCTTCAACGAGATTTCTCGGATGCTATTCGAGGAACGCTTGGCGCTACAGTAAGAGGCAACGCGTGGCTTGGACTTGGTTATAACTTCTAAGGAGAATATATGCAAAACAAGAACATCTCTATGATTTATTGGATTGTTAAGAAAATGGGTAGAACTGTAACACATGCAAAAGCTACACAGATTGCAGGACATTTTACTTTCTCGGAATTGAACCGGATATACAAAAAAGCTAACAAAAATGGAGCAACCAGTATGTTAAAAATTATCTCACTTACTGTCTTTATCAGCGTAGTATCAGGGTGTGGTGAGATTAGCCTTACAGTCCCACTGGTCAATTCTAAGTCACAAAACTGTACGGTGTCAGAAGTGAATGGCGCATCTACTATTACATGCCCAGATGGAACCACAACTACGGTTAGTAATGGGATTGCTGGTCAGGCAGGGACTGCTGGACAAAATGGCTCTCAGGGCTTGGGAGCAGGACTACAGGCTACCCAACTACCAAATGCGTGCAATGGGGTAGGGGGTGTTCAACTGATTACCTTTACCGATCCTTCCAATAGTGGATTTTACAATGCGACATCGGATACAGTTACATCTACAACATTGGTATGTAATGGTGCTGTTGGACAGCAAGGCTTGCAAGGAAATGTTGGTGCTACCGGAAGTTCTGGACAAAATGGCACGAGTTCTTCGGTGAGTGTTACAGTGGCTACGTCTGCTCAATGTTCTACTGGTGGCCAGGTGGTGGTCGTAACTAATGCAGGAGTAGTCTCTACGCCAAAAGTGATTTGCAATGGTTTGGTCGGAGCTACTGGATCACAGGGTTCTGTAGGTCCTCAAGGTCCAGCTGGTAATTCTGGACTCACTCCTATGTCTTTTATAGCGCCGTGTGGATTAGCTTCAAGCGCATGGAAAGAAGAGCTAATTTTGTTTAGCAATGGAGATTTACTTGCTGATTTTTCCCAAACAATGGCTGGGCAAGACACTCGTCTATCCTTTATTCCAGATGGAAGCTATCAAGATACAGACGAATCGGGTTGTAAGTTTTCAATCAATACTAATACCACTACTCATACCCGCACACTATCGTGGCAGGCTGGTTGTAGTTCGGCTGAACCACACGGTTGGGCCGCAGGTTCTACTTCTTGGAGTGTACCTGCTAGTTTTAATCCAAGTGTAGGAGAATAAGATGGGAAGAAAAAGAGATTTTAATTATTACGTAGGAAAAAGATACGATTCGATGATGGCTAGATGTTACAGGAAAACTGATACTTCTTATAAAAATTACGGCGCCAGAAACATTAGGGTTTGTTCTCACTGGATTGAAGACATCTATAATTTCAGAGTGTGGTTTGAAAGAGAGCTAGTGGCAAGAGGAATAAGCCAAGAAGACTTTATTTCTAATAGTCGCCATTATCAGTTAGATAGAATCGATTCGAATGGGCACTACCTTCCTGAAAATTGTAGGATTGTTAATCCACAACAAAATATACGAAATAGGCGTGTCTGCTCTGGAAAAGTAATTGAATCTGCAGAAGGTGAAAAGTTCGAATTCTAGAGGTATGGGTCAAATTTCGAATTGTAATTTAAAATAATACAGGAGCGAATTTTATGAAAGTGTATGTTGTTGAACGTGGTGAAAGATATGAGGGTGGACAAGCAGTAGGTGTTTATTCTACTTTTAGTAAAGCAAAGGCCGCAGCACTCAACCAAGATACAGCTTTTGAAGATGGTTGGATTGAAGCCGATACACATTACTGGAAGAATGGATGCGATTATGTGACGGTGATTGAATTCGAAGTGGATGCTGAACAAGAATAAGACAACTGACTAAAAGTTATACGGATTAGTAAAACGTATAACCAATAGAATCAATATCTTAAGGTTGGCACAAAGATAGCATTAATAGTAAACAAGAGGTATCTAAAATGATTGGTTCAAAACCGCTGAACGATAAAGAAGTTAAGATGATGCTCGATAGCTTTACTAGCCAACGTAATAAGTGCCTATTCCTACTTGGATGCAAGACTGGATTTCGTATCAGTGAACTGCTTTCAATTACTGTGCAAGATGTAGTTCAGTATGGAAAGATTAAAGACTCGGTTACGGTTAAGCGAGCGTCTATGAAAGGGAAACACAACAGCCGTACGGTGGTTCTACATGATAAAGCTAAAGCTGCACTTGAAGCAATGGGAGTTATAACTATGCAACCACAAGATAGTCTATTCCCTATTAAACGAGCACAAGCACACAGAATCATTAAGAAAGCTGTAGCTGATGCAAGGATTGAAGGTAAAGTATCTAGTCATTCAATGCGCAAGACTCTAGCTAAAAATGTATTTGAAGCCTTAGGAAGAGATCTCATAAATACCCAAAGGGCGCTTGGACATAAATCTATTAATTCAACGGTGAGCTACTTGAGCTTTGACCAGGGCGCAATTGATAATGCGATTAAGGGGATCTGATATGGATAAGGAATTTTTACAGGGACGATTGCATACCATAGCTAAATACAGACTCAGTTCTATTGGCAATCGAACAGAACGAGAAATTTACTGGGCTCATATACAAGGCCTAACAAATGCGTGTTGGAATTCGTGGATGGACATAAATGATGCATTAAATTATATAGACAATCTGCTCACTAACGGAAAACTTAATGCAAAATTTGGCTTTTTCGTTAGGAAACTCTATATGTTAGAATTAGCTTGCAAAGATACAAAGGATGTGGTAAGTTCAATGAAACGATGGGAAGGTACGTCTGATACCTGTGATCCAGAACGTTTATTTGCTAAAGAATTCAAGGAGATGGAAAAGTGTCTGAAGAGTTAGTTTTATTGAAAGAGTATTTTGATGGACTAGGGGTAGGTAGGGATGATTTTACTATGAGACACTTATCGTTACTCAGAAGTGAATTAAAGCAAGCAGGGGAATCTGGATTGGCTGATATGGTTGCCAGGTTCTCAAGTCCAACTGAACTATTTGATTATATTGGGGAGGAAGAATGAAGGCCACCAATGAACAGCTTACAAATGAACTAGCACTCGCACACTCAAAGATACTAAAACTAGTCGCGGAAAACGCCGAGCTTAAAGAATCTATGCAATATCATCGAACCAAAGAGGACGTAGATCTGATTGGTGCCATCGCAAGAGATCTCATTAAAACTCGCAAAGAACGCGACGAGCTGAAAGACCAGAACCAGAAGCTTATGGTTTTGGGGATAGAGACTGCAAAGCACGCTGACCAACGCTATGATGCACTCGCTAAGAAGCTGGATGCCACCGCACAGGAGGAGCTGAGGCTGAGAGGGGCGCTTGAGTTCTATGGCGACAAGTCACAATGGGAATCGCCATCGGGTAAGGTAGGAATAACCCCTATGTGGATGACTATGTGGAACGTGGCCCAACAAGCCCTACTCCCCGCACCAAGCCACCTGGCTGAGGCGTGGCGGGGATTGGAAAAGGCGGTCCTAACGGGCAATTGGGATACTATCGGTAAAGCTATGGATGCTTTAACTAGAGCACGAGGTATAAAATGAACTGTGTAGGATGTAATAAATTACTCGATATAAATTTCATCGCTAGTCCAACTCAGAGTGGTTATTTTGATACTTATTGTGAAAGTTGCTATGAGACCTACTTGATGGGCGCATATTCAAGCATGGTAAAACCAGAACCAACCATGTTCGTAGGTCCTAAGTGCGAATGCGGGAACAAGGGTAATCCAATTGGACAAGGGCATTCTAATTGGTGCGACATGTTTAGAAAGGATTTTTAATATGCAATTTGAAGAAGGGAAAGTTTATTCGCACATAAGAATGCTAGATGTAGCGATCTATGTACTAGATATTATTTATCAAGAATTAGATCAGACTTTTCTTAAAATTAGATGGTGTACTAAAGCAGGTCGCGACATGAATCAAATAGACAAAATTACTATTGTTGCAAGCGAGTTCGATAACTGGTACGAAATAAAGGGAGAACGACATGATAATGTTTAAAATGGAAAAAGATGAAAGAGAAGTGTCTGTTGTATTCGAAAATGGAGTTTACAAAGCCAAGTACGCAAACGATGTAATTTTTAGTCATATCGACTATGAATTGGTTAGAGAAGTAATCATGGGTTTCGACGCAAATTGGAGTCATTCAAATGGATCAAATACGTAAAGCTAAGATCAAGCAAGTAATGATTGATACATTAACAAAGAATGTTAACTATCCCAACTGTTCGGAAGCCGATATTCATTCGCAACTAAAGCCTATGTGGATCGCGTTGGAGGAGTGTCACTTGACTGATGGGCTCAGCTATAAAGCGTTTCAAGAACATGCTAGTAACCAAGCGATGCTGGCTAATTTCAGCAAAATACTTGGTATTTAAAACTCGCCGCCTTCTTTTTCTTCATTCTGTAATTGTTTAATGAGACTCATATTGATACCCCCACTTTTGGGGAGTTCTTTTTCTCCTGTGTCTTCTTTCGGCTTATCGCCAAACTTCTTGCTGGTATCCAACGATGAATGAATTGCTTCGCCCATTTCAACGCGGCGTTTTTCTTCTTCAACAATCTGGCGCATTTCTTCACGCAACGCTTTTTCTTTTTCTTGATCGTAATTAGGATTAGATAAATTGCCTATGAGATCAAGTACATCGTCAATACGTTCCTCGGTGTTCCATGTACTAAGCTGATCCGAAGTCACTTGATGAACTACGAACTCTGGATCGAGAGTTAAAACTTCAATCAAAGAAGTGTGAAACCTCGTGCTAAACTCTCTACAATATTTATACCAAATAGAAACTTCGGTTGGATGAAGCTTTTCAGATAAAGCAATACTTTGGGCCGTCTCAAGCAATTCTCTGAAGGACATTTTTATTCCATCAATCTTAGACAGTTGCCGCACGTTATATCTTTGGGATTAAAAGAAAATCTTAAGTCTCCCTTTTTATTGAGTCTATGACAGCGTGCTATTAAAATTTGTTGATTATTGTTTTCAGATTCCAAACTCAAATGAACTTTAGGAGTATAGGCTACTACACCACCGACCAATGTTTCATATATTTTTTCTGTTCTTTCGTCTCTTTTGTCTACAAAATTTTTATTGTTTAATACTTGAGCAATCTGCTTTTCGGTGCTTTCCACCATTTTTGTGAGTATTCGGCATATTCTAGTAAAATTAGTAGTGTAAAAAAATTCGGTGCTGCCGGGGTAAGTCTCCCAGATAGCGTAACATTCCGCTAAAGATAGCTTTTCAGAAACTTCATAGTGTTCCGTTTTAACAAAAAAAGTGTCTAATATTTCTAGACACCATGGGGTCGTATAAGCGTCCATTCTTTTCTGTATATTTTTGGAACAGCCTATCTTTACCCCATTTTTGAATCTTAAAGCATAAACTCCTGAACTCTCAGGGAAACAATCCATCAAATGTCTTTGATTGAAATGCCTGTAGTAAATATGCTTTGTTCTTCTTCCCATTTCATTCTCCTTCGGTAACTTTTTGTTTTATTTGATTAATAACCTCATTCGATTTCTCCAAAGCTTCCTTCTTCTTGTCCTTCAGGCGTTCCTTGTAGGCCACTTCTGCGTCAATGGCGCGGGCTAGGACAGTAGAGATGATGTTCACGTCAGGAATGTTGCCTGCCAGCATCGAATCAGTATTCCAAAAAGGTGGGGCTTTGATAATTCGTTTTTGAAGTTGAGAAAGACTGAAAGCCAAAAATCTTTCTGTCTCAGAAGCATCCTGGGGATTAGGTCCCAATAGGTCACGATAGACACGACCCGCTGAGAGCGTCGCTAAGGGGTCTAGAAAGCATCTAAACGTAAACGTGCCTTTGTATGTGCCAAGCACTTCGCCTTCATCTTGTAGCGTGAATACAGCGGTTCCATCAGGATTTAGAATCAAGTCAGGTGGTAAAGGCGTTTGCTCGGTCTTGGCTTCAGGTTTATCACTCATGCCTATGTTATATCACAAATCAAACTGGACACAAATTATCAACAGATCGATGCTCCCGGCTTTTATTTATATTAGCTGCCGGCTAGTGCCGTGTCCAAAGTAAAAACGCCTGAAAAAGAAATAGCTTCTATATATAGCGGTGTCTCCCTCTTCTGTCTCCCTCTTCTGTCTCCCTCTTAAAATGTTTTCGTCTGCTGGGTTATTTACTTGGAGAGGGGGATAACTGGTAAGCATTTAGTGCTATATGAAAACCATTGACTTTGGATTTTTGTTGTGATACAAGTATGCAAGAGGTGTTAAAAATGTCTGATAAAATTGTAGCTAATTATTTTAAAATTCCACACGGTTTTATGAAACTAGGCTTGAATCCCTATGAAGTTTTTGTTCTAGTCTATTTTCTTTCGTTAGATGGCTTGGGACAAATATTCCCTTCGCAGCAAACTATTGCTAAAGTTTGTAAGATGTCTCCCAGGAAAGTAACCCAAGTGATCAACTCTCTTGCTAAGAAAGATTTGATAAAATATAAAAAGGGTAGCAGAGGATTCTCTAATCGTTATAGTGTGTTATTAAAAAACATCGATCCTAAGTGTACTGTGGTAAATTACCAGAGTCCTTTAACCCAAAAGGCAAACGATAAGGTCGAACTTGAATTTACCAATCTTTTTAAGGAACTAGCAGAAGAGAAAAATCTAGTTGACTTTTCCAGTTAAGTATGTTTTACTGTATATCAAGAGGAGAACGGTATGATTAAAAATATGTCGAATTCTGCAGGGTACGATCTTTACGAAGCATTTGAGAATCAATGGGTCCTAGATTTTAAGAACGGAGATGCGTTCCACGGGACTTTGAAGGAGATTGGCTTTTACATGTGCGATAAACTTGATTTCTATCTCGAAGATATTGAATTCGCTGTGGAAACTATTCTCCAAAATGGACACAATGCCGCCCATTTTGGTATTTTTAAGAGCTTGCTATTTACTTTTACTAAAGATCTCTCCGATAAAAGGAGAGCGAGCTAATATGCTCAAAAGCACAGCTGGTGGACTCAGATTCCTATGCGAACGTTGCACTGTAATTCTAGCTAGTGATTTTAGTTTTCTGACTGAAAACCCGCACTGGATTCGCGTGAAATCGCCCAAGAAAAACCAAAAAGTTGGAGGTCGTTATTTAGATTTTTGCTCTGTTAAGTGCAAACTCATTTTTTTCAAAGGACGGAAGTATATAAGTAGAAAGCATAGGCACATCCAGTCTAATTTAGACAAACTATATACTAACTTTAACTAGATGACTTTAAAACTCATTAAAACTAATACCGTCGATTTTAAATGTAGCCATTGTTCCAAAAGTGATTTTGTGCAAGTTGGGTATGGATGGGCTTGTTATCATTGTGGTTTGTATATTTATCCCGAGTTATGATATAACACATCAGAGGAACCCACTATGATGCCCGATATGCGTGTTTTAACTTTGAATTCTTTTGGAGAAACTGCCGCCGACGATCTTCGCGTGACTCTTTCAGCTATGAATATTAAAGCCGTTATAGCCCAAGATGGCAATGTACAGAACAGACCGGTCAAGATCACTACCGTTATGTTTATGGGTGATCCAGAAGCGGTAACTTTGAAGTTGAGTGAGTTTGATTTGCTGCAGCTAGAGTCGGTGGTGGGGGCTTACGGCTTCTTTGAAGAGTGATTATTTATCCACGAGTCTCGTGAGTAGAGAAATCAAGTTACTGTGAGCCATCTTGACTTCTTCACGCAAAGAGTCAATTTTCTCTGAAAGATTCCTGATCTCATTAGCTTGTGTCTCTTTTATGTGCTCGATATCTTTAGAGACGCTTTCCTTCAGATTGTTTAAATCCATCTCAAGGGCACTAATTTTGGCTTCTAGTTTTATTTTGATAGCGTTGTCGTGAGCCTTGGCTTCTTCCAGAAAGCCATCTGCCCTGGCTTTATTGGCTTTTCTTATCTCTCTGGCGATCTTGGCGATGGTATAGATGACACTTACAAACGCAGCGAATAAGCCCAGTGCGGATAAAAAGGTGTTATAGGTTAGTAGTGGAATCATACTTCAATCCTCTTATTAAAGATTGTTGTATTATATGATATAAACATAATAAGAGGTTGATATGTTTCAAAAAATTCAAGAAATCACAAGTGTAATCCTAGGTTTGCGTAAATTCCTTATAATGGCAGCTCTCATCTCAATTGCCGTGGTGTTTAGGCTCCATGACTATCTAGACGGTGCACAGTTCACAGATCTGCTAAAAGCCACCACTTTGGGGTTTCTAGCATCTAACAGTATGGAGCACCTTAAAATGGCTGTCACCTCATACGCCGACTCTAAAAGTGGCAAACAGGTCCAAGAGACTGATAGTTCGGTAGGAGATGACTCAAATGCTAAGTAAATTGAAATCTTTGGTCTCAGGCCTCAAATCGTTCGTGGCTAATTTCAAAGCCAAGGCCTCCAAGGACCTATCCGAGCTATGGAAGGATTATAAAGGGTTCTTAATCGTTTTTGGAGCTTTGATCCTCACTTTAAAGTTTAGAGAGCTTCTTGTGAGTTTTTTGTTGAATTCTTCTAAGCGTTTCTTTCAAGGGGCTCAAAAAAAGAGCGCTTCTTTGGACTTGAAAGAAAATAAAGACGATGCCCAGTCAAATGCTTTAGTCGAACAAGCTCAAGATCTTCCTAAAACAGAACAACCGGTTACAGTAGACTGGTATAAGGATAAAAAATGAGAATATTTATTGGATTACTCTTACTTGCGTTTACTAGTCAAGTAGCATTAGCCGATTGTGATTGGTCTAAGATTAAACCACTTGATGATGGAGGCTTCGAATATTCCCAAGATCTTCACTTGTGCGTGGGACAACTTGTTCAAGCTTCTGCAGTAAAAGATCAACAAATACAAGATCTGAACGGGGCTATTCAACTCAAAGACTTGGCTCTAAAGGCTTCAGATGATCGCGCTACGCTGTGGTCTACTACTAGCCAGGGACTTGAGGATCGTTTGCAAAAGATCGATGCTACCCAAAAGCATAATGATTGGTTGTTTTTTGCTGCGGGTGCCGTGACAGTTATTGGGGCTGGCTGGATGGCTAGTCGCCTATTACACCCCTAAGATTTAGATTCAATAAGTTCAAATAAGTCTGGCCTGGACAGGACCAGGGTATATATGTCTTGTGGCGATGCTGATCCTAGACCGTATCCATCGAATAATGATTTGAAACCGCAGCCTTCTATAAATTCTCGCAAGAATTGAGAGCAAATTCTTGTCGTTTGACTTTGATACCAATTATCTTTTGCTTTAATATCTCTTCCCAAAAATCTATTTAAATAGCGCCACATAAACCAAGGATAAGCCAAAAATGCATAAGAATCCTCAAGCTCCTTTATTTGGTTTTTAATAGAAGAATCTATAGTAGCTCGATCTATTTTAAGTTGATAAACTTCATAGGCCTGATTCACATTGTTTCTATAGCCAATGTCAAAAGAACTAACGCTGACTCCTCCACCGCAAGCTTCCATGAGCATTTCTTTACCGAGCATTGGGGGACAGGTAAAAAAGGAATGAGACCATTTAGATCCAGTTAGTTTGGATATGCACCAATCATACCATTTATTTTTGGTATAGGCAAAGCAAACGTAGCCATATTGTGCATTATCCATATTGTACCCCGACTTATGTAGCTGCTGGAATTCCCCAGTCTAAGTTAACTCTAATACCACCAGTAAATACTCCTGCCGGACGAATGTATTTAATTTTTAAATAAAAGCCAGAAGGAAGAAATGCATATCCAGCGATAGGCTCAAGCTCAGTTTCTCCTATTGGAGGTAAACCATCTCCCTGTGCCTCTGCCCAAAAGTACCACCCTTGATTATCCGAAGGAGCTTGATCGTCGTAATAAGTCTTTATAACTGGATAAAGAGGGAATGCTTGATTGAAAGGAGCTGGAAGAGTGCCTAGCGCTATAACTGTAGCATCGCTCAAAGGAGCGGTAGCGCTGGGATTGGATGCCAAAGCCAATGCCCAAGCAACACACCGATCGTCATCATTTACATATAACAAAGCACGATCGTCCTTATTATAATCTTCCGTGATTCCATAACCACCAGCAATATAACGTCCCAATCCAGTCCCAAAAGTTCCGGGGCACTTTATGGATGCGATAGCGCTTGTAGTGGCACCATCGTTTGGAAGCTCTGCAGAAGTACACGCTATCTTTAGGTCTTTATTGTTGAATTCAAATTGCGTAGTAACCGTAGTCAAGGAAGGAAGCAACGGCTTGTTAGCTGTGGGCATGTAGTTTGTTTCAAAATCTGTTTGATCGGTGGAATCAGAGCCGTCCATTGGGATCTGTGCCGTCACTTCCATTGGACCGTCTGAAGCAAAGAGATAGTAGGTATTATTTGCTATGACGTATTGAATGCACAAATTTCTAGCAACTACAAATGCTTTAATATCTGACCAACCTAGATTAATTTGCATATCACTCCTCAGTCCATTCCACGTAGCAAGTCCATGTACCGCCCGCAACCGTGGTAGCGTTTAGATTAATGGATAGCACCTGTGTAGTGCCTCTTAGAACGACACATTTTTCTGGCAAATAACCAAAATCCCATTCATTTACAAAGTCGGCGATGTCAGTTCCTGAGGTAGGGATAAACATTCTTGCTGCTCTTACGGTACCCACAGCTGCGCCCAATGTAGTAGGATTAGCAGTATAGTTCAATACAGTAGCAGTTGCAGCAGCATCACTACTATCATGGGGTACGGCTGTAGCCGCTGCAGAAGTGCCACCAGAGTTTGCCGCAGATTTCTTTATGAGTAAAATATTTACTACTCCGGCTGTAGTTACTTGAGCGCTGAACCCAACTCTCAGAATTCTTATAGTTTTGGTGGCCGAACCGGTAATGGTAAAAATGTCTGTTGCAGCGGTGGCGGAGGCAAAACCAATTGCAGAAGTAGCCGAGTACGTTGCTTTTAAGCCATCGACCGGCGCAGATTCTGTCAATAAGAAGCCAGATGCTGTCACTTGTAATCCAGCTTGTTCTCCATTTGTCAGGGTAGGAAGAGTAGTATTGAAAACGCCCCCAACAAGCGCAGAACCGGTTCCGGCAGTCCCAGCGCCTGGGCCGGAACCAACTATGTTGTCAATTAACTGTAAGGAAGTTATTTCCGTAGCCTGATTCGCAGCGGTGGCCGCACCGGTAGGAAGAGATACTGTGCCTGTAATATTATCTATATTGAAATTGTCTACGCCTGTCGAAACAATCAAAGCGCCTCTCGCAGTAGATTGAGCTTCAACAGTTTCACCAGTCGTTACTGTTGGTTGAGTAGTATTGAATACGCCACCAATTTGTACCGGATTTCCTGCTTTAGCCGCTCCGCTAGCTGAATCTCCTTGAACAGTCCAAGGTGGAGTTCCCTGTTGAACAGTCCATGTTCCAGATTGGCTTGCTGGTATCGCGGTTTGATCTGTTGGTAGTACAACTCGCAGTACCTGAGCAGTAGTGGTACCTGCTCCGAATGCAGCAGCACCAGTCGCGTTACCGATTTGAGAAGCGGTTCTAAGTGTACTTGCTCCAACGGTGCCATAGTTAGTATCAACGGTAGTGGGAAAATTAGATGCATTTGCGATCGTCAGTAATCTACCGCTAGAATCTACTTGCAACGCAGCCTGTTGCCCTGTAGTCAGAGTGGGCAGTAAGGAATTATATTGTCCCCCAGCTAGGCTAGACTTTGTGGCTACTGTTCCTGGAGTGACAGGTCCATCGGAAGAATCTGTAACTAGCCAAGGAGTAGTATTCGCCGTGTTTCCTGGCTGCACCGTCCATGTTCCGCTTTGTGTTGCTAGTATATTAGAGTCATTTGATACAGTAACACGAGGAATACCTGCACCAGAAGCTCCCGTTCCAGTCACGATAGCACTTCCGCCAAAATCAGCTACGTTTATATTCCAGGGAGTAGCGTTGGCTGTTCCTTGATTCGCCGTAACCGTGCCAGATACAGGTTGGGTAACTCCAGATCCGTCAACTCGCAATGCACCAGCCGTAGTTAGAGAGAGACCTTCCAGTTCCCCAGTTGTGTATGTAGGTGCCGTAGTGGTAACTGATCCGGCTATATAAGTGGCTTCTGAGGGAGGAGGATTGCCGATAAACGTTACAGACGGATTGGTCGCAGTAACTGACCAACTTCCGCCTTGGTACACGGTAGCCAATAAATTAGCCTGATTAAGCTGGGTGGCTTCTACCACATCGGCTGCCGCGCCACTATTGATAGTTATAGTGGCTGTTCCCGAAGTCCAACTCAGAGCTTCAACAACTATAGTTGAGAAAGCTGCTGGCATCATCACTTTATATAGGCCAGTGGTGGTAATTGTTGAGTATGTGTAGGCGAGAGGAGTGGCTCCATTTGTATTTGCTACAAAAACTCCAAAAGCAGAACTACCTATACCGCCGCTTATCTCTAAAGTTCCGACCCATGTTCCAGAAACTTCTATTAAAACAGATCCGCCGCTAAACGCCGTTACGTTTTGACCGCCCGCAGTAATAGTTCCCGTGACAGTTTGAATTAGCCCACCATTAATTATACGCCCCGAAGAATCCAACTGGATAGCCGATTGCTGACCGGTAGTTAGAGTAGGTAACGTAGAATTGTACTGTCCTCCAGTGAGGATTGATTTTGTAGCAGCGGTTCCTGGCGATACAGGACCATCAGCCGCATCTGAAGTAGTCCAAGGAGACGCGCCTTGATAAACAGTAGCTAACAAATTTGCTTGATTTAGTTGAACGGCCTCTATGTTAGAGGACGCGACGCCACTATTCATTGTTATAGCAGCCGAACCTGAGGTCCATGACTGAACAATCAGTTCAACATTTGTGTATCCTGCTGGGGCCAAGACTTGATAAGCCCCACTCCCGGTAATATTGCTTACCGTATAAGTACCGGTATTAGATCCTAAAGTTGTATAAGGAATGTTGTATCCAACGCCCCCTATGTAACCGATTAGAGCAATGCTCCCAACCCATGTTCCGCTTATATTTATGAAAACAGAACCGCCCCCATTTACGGCCAAACTATTCCCATTACTGGTAAAAGTGGCCGCAACTGTTTGGAATAACGGAGCTTCTATAACTCTGCCACTTACATCTACTTGAATAGCCGATTGTTGAGTATTGGTTAAAGTTGGAAAAGCTGTGTTGTATTGTCCGCCAACAAGATCGGAAAAACTAGCCGCTGTACCGGGCGCAGTTGGACCAATAGAAGGTATTACAACGTCTAACCATTGGTTGGTGGATAAAGTTTGTGAACTGATTGCATTGCCGGAACCATCATATGTGTTGGCTGCTACCCTAAGAGTTTGCGCCCCAGTAACCCCACTCCCAAAACTAGCAGCCCCGGTCGCATTGCCAATCTGCGCAGCAACTCTTAAAGTATTTGCTCCAACTGTACCATAATTTTCATCGTAAGGAAGTGTAACAGCTCCCGTGGTAATTAATGCACCAGTTGAAGTAAGTTGTAAAGCCGATTGCTGACCGGTAGTTAGCGTAGGCAACGTAGAATTGTATTGACCACCAATGAGCTGAGAGAAACTAGCTGCGGTGCCGGGAGTGACAGGTCCATCAGCTTGATCTTTTGTTACCCACGGAGAAGTTGACTGACTTACTGGAACAGCCGTACCGCTGGCGACGCCTTGAATGGAAACTACGCCGCCCGCAGGAGTACCAGCCACTCCTTGGCCCGCAACTTGCAAACTTCCGCTCGAATTAACATCGGCGAAGTTGTCAGGAATCCCCCCCGTGGAGGAAACCCCAGTGATTCTTATGGGTAGACCTTCTTGTACTGACACTAAATCTGCCATACTGTCCTTATATCATATGTATCAGTATCTAGTTCTTAAAATAGTAAGCCCAATTAGATGTAAACACCTAATTGGGCCATTCTTTAGTAAAAATAACTAGTTATCAGTTCTGATTTCCTTCAATGGTTGCATACACATCAAAAGCCAATAAGTCTGTGTTAGTAACGGTAACGGTTACAGTGTTACCTGCCGCGATGGTCGGAGGAGCGATTACAGTGATGTCAATATTTGGATTAGCCGTACTATTAAATCCCACGAAGATAGTGGTTCCGTTATTTTGCACAAGCGCTTTAATTTTACCAGATGCCGAAGCCCAAATTCTTTCCAAATTGAAAGTATGGGTAGCTACTACGGTATATGTAAAGGTCGTCGAAGCTCCAGCGGCCACAGTAGCGGTATGGTAATCCTGAATCGCCGTGCCGGGAGTAGTTGACACCACCGATACAGGAACCGGATTAGTATTAGTTACGTTAGCCCCGGCTATTGCCAGATTCGCGGCCACTCTTAGAGTTTGGGCTCCAGTTGCTCCATTATTAAAATCTGCAGCGCCTGCAGCATTACCTATTTGGGCAGCAGTTCTTAGAGTCGTTGCGCCAACTGTACCATAGTTTTCATCATAAGGAAATACTACAGCGGCGTCTACCAACAATCTGCCAGCAGAATCTACTTGCAACGCAGCTTGTTGACCGGTGGTTAAAGTAGGTGGAGTCGAGTTATACTGACCACCAGCTAATTGCGAGAAGGAAGCTACTGTTCCAGGAGTGACTGGACCATCTGACTGATCTTTGGTAATCCAAGGAGAAGTTCCTTGATTTACAGAACCAATTACGTTGGAACCAGTAGGCAAAGGACTATTAGGAGAAAAAGCGACTACCAGCGCGGGTTCAGTAGCTGTAGCGGCAGTTGAGGCTGGAGTTACTGCAACTGGGCCGTTAGTGCCATCCGTGATCTCCATCGGCCACGCACCAGAGAGAGAAGCAGCCGTCCCTTGGTTAGCTGACACTCTAAGGGTCTGAGCATCAGTAGCGCCAGCACCGAAGTCAGCAGCTCCAGTAGCATTGCCAATTTGAGAAGCAGTTCTTAAAGTTTGTGCACCCACCGTGCCATAGTTGAAATTGGCAGCACCCGTAGCATTGCCAATCTGCGCAGCAGTTCTGAGAGTGTTGGCGCCGACCGTTCCATAGTTTTCATCGTAAGGAAAAGTAATGGCAGCATCGACAAGTAATCTACCAGCAGAATCCAACTGAAGAGCGGATTGCTGCCCGTTTGTCAGTGTTTCTGGTGTAGAATTGTAAATACCACCGGCAAGCACGGAAAATGCCGAGGCCGTTCCTGGCGCAGCTGGACCATTTGCAGGCGTAATCACTTGGAGCCAGTAGCTGGCACTCAGAAGTTGGTCGCCAATGGCGTTCCCGGAGATATCTTTAAGTACTGAAAACTGGCTCCCAAATGTGTCTACTGCGGCCTGTTGCGTAGTAGGATTAGTAGCATCGCCCAGTTTAATTATAACATCTTGATATACTGCTTGGCCTGTTAATTCTGTCCTAATAGGTAACGCTGAAAATGCATCTGCCATAAATACTCCTATGTACTACTTGTTTGGCTATCTGTTTCCTGCATAACTTTTATTTTGTCAAGTATTTCGTTTTCTTTATTTATAGAAATAGCTATACTTGCTTCTATGCGGTTGATTTGCTCTTGAAATTCAAAAACACGAAGTTCTTGTTCTTCTCTGGCTGCATTCACGCGCTTGTATTCAACTTGTAATTTTTTTAAATCATATGCACTCATATAACACCTGCTTTAAAGATTGTTCTTGATTTTCTACATAACATAAATTATATATTAATTACAAGCACTTGTATTCTAGATTCGAAATCTGCGGGATAGGGGCGAGGATTATAGACCTGAACTTGAATTAAAGTGCCAGCGTTTAGAAGTAAACCTGAATCATTTCCCGTTGTGAAATTGAATTCACCAGTCAAATCGCCACCAAACATTGTCCTTGCGGTATCTTGTTTGATAGAATTAATCAATAAATCATAACGTGCAACATTTTCACCCGAAAAGGGGATTCTTTGTAAAACAGCTTGACTTGCAACCGGAACTGTATAACTTACAATTATAGCTGTCCCACCGGCTGCCAGTGAGACTACTTCGTTGTAAGTGCTTATTACCGTTGAATTAGGGCTAGGAACAGATTCAACTATAACGTTTATGGAGCCGTCTGCGTTGACTTTTAGAGTATTACCGTCGTCCACAATGGAAACGGAACCGATAGATATAGTTCCCTCCACGGCAACAGGCATCGGATTAGCCGGACCATATATGTTTCCATAAGGGTCGACATTTGTAACTCTAAGAGCTACGGTAGGATCAGCCTCGTAAACAGCTTGATCAATATCATCAGCTTTGATTTTATTTTTGGGTTGCATCCCAAATCCAATAACGGAATTGAGAGCTACTGTAAAGGCGCTGACATCAACAACGGCACCGCTAGCTATACCGCCTGCCGTGCCCGAAGGAGAGCTTCCTGGCCTGCCCACAATCATTGTGGTGGAGGAGAGAACTTGGTTGATCTGAACAACCATGTGAAGACCGGACGAATTTGATAATTGAGCTTGGCCTTTGACTTTAAAGCCGACAGTGTCTGCTACAGTTATAACACCTAAAGAAGTGCCATCTGTAGTTAAGGGTGTGGGCGCAACTGTGCTCCAGCTTTTCTCAAATGCCATTTTATCCAATCCTATTCAGGAGTTAGCGCCACCGCTAACGGTACTTTTAGCCCACGCTAAAAGCTTGTGAATTGCTTCACAAGTTACCTTAAAGATTGGTTTTGAAAGGAATTAGAGATCTAAAAGAGGAAGGGGCTTGGGATAAACAGAGCATTCATTGGAAAGCCATGCTTTGGAGAGCTTAATACAGTAATCCTTATTTCTTGTCCAGTCTTCTTCTTTGATGTGAAGAACCTGAATTCCCTGATAAAGAAATGAATAAGAGTCTTTTATTTCATGATAATTTCTGATATCTTCATCCGACCAAAGCTTTTTTCTTTTATTTTTTCTCATACATTTAAAAGAATGGTGATAGGTACCATCAAATTCCACAGCTTTTTTCATTTTTTGATTGACAATATCTAGCTCGAAACGTTTTATATGAGGTTTTGTAGGAATTTCTATTTTATAAAATTTAATCTTCTTCGAATCTGGCAGAACTTTTCTTATTTCACTTAGTAGTTCTAATTCCATAAGAGAACTTCCCTTAGATTTTTTCATATGCTGACAAATATCGTCTAGAATTTTCTTTCTATTAGCCGAACAGTAAGCCCCATTACTTTTTTTATAGAATTCTCCTCTGGTTCCATATTTACTAGCTTCTTTTTTTAAATCCTCGTGGGTCCAGTCCTCTCTTATTAGTCTTGTCATATGACTACATATAAGATCTAGAATTTTTCTATTTTGTGCGGTTTGATAAGCATTATCATTTAATTTAGCAAAATCAATTCTAGTGCTATATTTTTGGGCTTCATGCGCTAGCTCTTGATTTGTCCATGAATAATGGAATTGTTTCATATGAGAACAAATTTGATCTATGTAATCTTTTCTACAGGCAGCTAAATACGCGCCCATCGCGTGATTTTTAAAGTCGTTTTTTGAGGAATATTTACTAGCTTCTTTTTTAAGTTCTTCTAAAGTCCATTTCAATTTCGGAGATACTTTCCCAATAGATGCATTTTTTGGCATGTGAGAACAAACTTTATCAAGAGCTTTGATTTTTATAGCCGCCCTGTAAGCATTAAGGTACAATCTCTTAAATTCATATCTAGTTTTACATTTCAATGCTAGTTCTTGTATTTTTTCTAAATCCCATGTCATATTAATAAAGATTATCATCACTAGGGACAAAAGTCAATAAAAAAAGGGGAAAAGTTTCCTTCTCCCCCTTCCCATAATACTTTTATTTAAAAACTTATGGCCAAGAAGGAGTTCCTTCGCCATCAGTTGGATTGCCGCTTGCATCTGTCGTGCTTTCGTCAAATGCTGCAATGCCACTATAGCTAATATTGATTTTAGTAGTCGCCCTCGCCGAGTAACTTTCAGAATCCGTAGTTGGAACGCAACCAGTGACAACCATTAAGGTATCGCCAGTTTGTCTATCCACAACCTTTACAACGACACCCTGATAAGTCAAAAGTTGTGCCAAGGTAGGGAAGTTACCCAGAACCGTGGTACCAGCGCCTACAACTCGAAATCCACCACAATTCAAGGTGACTTCATTGTAAGCTGTGATAGCCTGTTCACGTGCGCTATATTGGCCCAAAGTATGGATAGCTTCAGCTGAAAGACCTCTGTTTCTAGAAACAGTATCAAATACTCCAGCCAAAACAAGAGTTCCTACGCTATTAGGTAGATACAGTTGTGCTCTGCCCCCAGTTACAGTGTAACTTTGGCCAGGACCCCCGTTAGTAGGTCTATAATTAGGTAATTGTGCTCCTGCCATATTCTATTCTCCTTATAAAAATTATGCCGATTGCTGTACTGCAGAAATCGCGAAAGTGATTGGGACGAAGTAGATCGCTGTGGCCAGTTTAATCTCCACACTTACCGTCATGGTAGGAGCTGCAATAGAGATTTTAGCGTTCTTGAACCCGAGTGGAGCGTCACTGCTTGCAGCAATCAACTTCAATTGGAAATAGGTTCCCATTTTTTGCGTCAAGAAAGCTGACGCAGAAGCAGCTGAAACGTCCGCCAGTGATTGACCGACGAATGCATTAGCAAAACTGAACTTCAGATCGATAGCGATAATATCCGCGTCGTAAACAGCTTGTATGCTGTTGTACACGAAATTGTTGTCGATTCCGTAAGTTGTTTGATCTGACACCCAACGAACTCCTCCAACATCAGTAAAGAGTGGAAGCAAACCGGATTCCAGAGCTTGACTGGTATCGCCTGGATCGCCATTGTTATAACCCGTAGGATCAACAATACTAATCACATTGGCATACTTATTGACAATAGCTTTATAGAATCCGCCAGCTTGCATGCCTGCCGCGACTACTGCAGCGTACCAAGGTTGGAACTGAGTTACGACACCAAATGAATTGACTTGTGTAACGGATTGGAATGCGACAGAACAACGGAAACTTGCCAATGATTGGGCCTGAGTTTCTGCATTGACAAAAAGTCCATTGTAAGATAGAATACAAATGCGATTTTTTCCGAGGCTTGGTTCGCTATATTCGAGACAATGACTCTTGAGGAGTGCATTTGTTGCTGCAATAGTGTAAGTCGAATCCGGAGAAGTCTGATCTGCGATGATGTCTGCGCTGGCATCTTGAGAAATCAATGGCACGATAATGTTGCAATTGATGGAACCCAAGGAGTTGATAGCGTTTGCAACGTCGGCAGCCAGAGTGGCTCCACGAGTTCCACCTGCTAAGTAAGCAGGAGAAGCCATAGGAGTTGGAAGTCCGGAAGTCGCCGTAGCAGTAAAGGACATCAATCGGCTGGTCGCCATTGCTTGAGTGAATTCGTACAAACCCATTTTGATACGGCCTGGCTCTTCACTTGCACCCGTAGAAGCGATACCGATTGCAGAAACTGCATCCAGAGCACTCGTAGGGAGCTGAGTAGCAGGAGAAGCAACGGTTGCACTATACCCAGGTTGAGAAGAGATGAAGGAGGCGAGTTGTCCTATAGTGGTGTAATCACTCAAAGTGATACTCAGATTACCGCCTGAACCGCCAGTGACCGTGGTTGTCAATACGCCGGCTGTTATAGTGAGAGTTCCAGTAGCTCCTTGATAACCTACGCTTAGAGCAACATCAGCGCTAGCTTGAAGCGTTTCGTTAACACCAGTCGTAGCATTTGAGTCCTGAATTTCAATTTCAGGTTCTTGGGAAGAAATGTACAAATTTGGTGTAAATCCAAGGGCTGCAAGATCACCAGGAGTCGAATCGATAAGTTCGAACGATTTACCCCATCCGTTACCCCATGCAGCGGAATCTGGATTCACTGCGAGTGTCAAAGTATTCGTAGCCATTCCCATGGATGCAGTCATCGCTTCCGGAAGCAATCTGGTGAATGTCGAGAAAGTAATGGTCGTGTCTCCAGTTCCACTGACTTTGGTCAAAGTTCCGGCAGGTAGAGGAGCCCCAGTCCCAGTAGCGAACAAAGTTGTTCCGGCGACAATAGTTGCCAAAACAGTGAAGGTTTGGGTATTATTACTATAAATTGCTCCTACAGTAGCATTAGCTGCCGTAATAGTAAAGTCATAGCGATTAAGTTCGGTAACCAAATGGCCGATAGTATCGTGATCGGCAGATGTAGCTGAAAGTGTTACGGTTGTCGCAGCGGCACCATTTATACGAATGCTGAAAGAATCGCCGTTGAGAGCCGAACCAAACGCTGGAATGGTGGTTCCCGTGACAGAAGGAGCTACTTCTGCAGCTGCGGACAATATCTGATAACGATCTTGATTGCCGAGAACACCCCAGTTTAAATCGAACAAGTCTCCATAAGAAGGAGCCAAACTAGCAGTTGCCATTGTTCCGGTATTCGTTTTTACAACGTAGACCTGAGTAGCAGTTCCGGTAATGTTAGCATCGTTGGAAGGAGATGCGATGGCCATAAAAGCATCTACGATTTGACCACTCGTAAAGTTTTGCATTACCTTACTAATTTGGTCAGGTGTGTACAAACTTTGTGCAAGAGAAACTTGCTCGTAGCTTGGTCCACCATCAGCTTCACCCAAAAGTACTACGATACCAGATGAAGCGACACCAACGGGCTGGCTAACAACGTTATAATTAACGTAAGCGCCAGGGATAACCGTATTTACGAAAGTCGTATTTAGTCTTTGAGCCATTTTATTTCTCCCTATTTAAACTTTTAACGCCAAAATTCTTGAGCCCAGCTTCGAAATTTTCAGGGCTATCGTTTTTTGTACTGACCAAGTGCAGCCACAAGATTTGTTCCATTTTTCCTGTGAGGCCATATTTTTTCTTATTTTCAGTCCAATAAACTTTAAAGGCTTGTCTTTTTTGCTTTTCTGTGAGCAACTTAGCAATATTAGTAGCCAAAGAAGCACGGTAGGCTTTCGCCTCTTCCATAGTCATATCTTCTTTTGGCTCTGTTTGTTCTAGTGAACGTTGTTGTTCTTTTTTATACATAAGTTATCTCGGAAGCTTCGGTTTAATCTTGGATTGTTGTTCCATGCGAGCTACCGAATGAGCCCTAGCTGTTCCAACGTCTCCCGTCCTAACTGAAGCACCAGCTCCAGATATCCCTTCTCTAAAAGAAGGATTTGGTTTCGTTCCTACACCTTTTTCGTGTCCTGTTTCAGCTTTGTCCACGTCAGGTCTACCGTCTTGAGTAGAACGAGGTGCTGGAGCATCACTTGCTTCATGTCCGACAGCTTCAGCAGATTCTCCAGCCTTTCTCTTGGCGTGTTTTCTTTCCATGAACTTTGCTAACTTAGCAGATAGTATTTGGGTTCCCGGAATAAAAGAAGACTGTTCTCCTTCAGCTTTTTGCTGTTCAGGTTTAACGCCTTCAGCCACACAAACAGCCTCTGGACTAGTAACTTCTGGTGAATTTTGTTTGACACCTTCCACACAACGTCCAAATTTACTCTTACCATCTGACTTAGCCATGGGTTTAGCCATAAGTTTGTGTCCTTCTTTAGCTTCAGCTTCCTTATTTTGCTTGAAGTGATCTTCTACGTCTTTTTCAACCTTTTCGCCCAATTTGGCATCAGCATCTTTATCAGGATTTTCAGCTTTGCCCATTTTTTTACCTTTGTGGGCTGCATTCTCAAAAGCTTTTTTCCCGTATTTTTTCATTCCAGCGGCGGCTGCAACAGCCGCAGGATCAGAAGCCCCACTTTTAGCTGCGCTCGCTTCAACGGCTTTAAAGCCTTCATATTTCTTTTTCATCTCAGACTTGTCTAAGGCTGCTTTTTCTTTAGCTAACTCGCCTTTGACTTTGTCCTTAAATTCGTACGGAGGTTCCATACCATCAGGTTTGTTATTACCTTCGGCAGCTTCTTTAGGATTTCCAGAAGGAGAAATTTGCTTAGCTACTCTCGGACCGGCTGAGTCTTTTGATTTTCCAGGTTTAACTTCGTATTCACTGTAATCGCGCTCAGTGGCTTTTTGGTTGGTTTCGATTGAACCATACTTAACGCCAGGTTTGGGTGAATTCTCAGTTTCGTATTTTTTTAAAGTTTCCGATTTATTAAGGATTTCCTGCGCCTTGGCCAGCACCATTTGGGCGACCGTTCTAGCTGAAATTGGTTTGTTGTCGTTTGCCATAGTTAAACCCCTGTTATCTATCCTTAAAGATTAGTTTAGGTACTAATTCTACTATACAACTTACTGATTTTATTAACTTTTATTCTTTTAATGTTATCAATCTTCATATTCATACTCTCCCTCGCAATCGGGAGTATTTGGAACCGCAGGTTCTGTCACATCTACCCCTGCATACCAGTCCTGGTCATTTTCTTGTAATGGTGGAGTATTTAAGTTAGATATTATACGAAGACCACCAATATAACCTTTTGGATTTTCTTCTGTAACGGCTGCTGGATCTTGATCCCGTAGAAGGACTGATTCAATATTTCTGTGAAGGCCGCGAATGAATTGCTGCTGCACTTTTCCAAACATGGTGATTTGACGACAAAATATTTCTTCGCCCCCAGCGTTAGAAAAATCCGGATTAAATATGTCAGTGCTAGTTATATGAGTTTCTGCAAAACCATTATGTTCGTAGAATTCTCTATAACGCAATAATCCAAACACCACAATAGAATGAAGCCACAAAAGAGTTTGAGGATCGTTAGTCGCTAAAGTAATATTCCAGTTTTCCTCAAACCAAGATCTCCCGAGTCTAGAAGTAAAAAATCTATACTGAGGAATTACTCCTAGTTGTGTAGAGTCTAATTCAATGCCGGGTTGTATTTGAATTTCCCCGTCAGGAGTTATTCCTTCAATAACAACTCCAGCTCCATTCGACGGATTAACTAAAACCATTCCAGGAGAAACGGGAGCTATGTCGGTCCCAACAGGAACACCTACTAAACCAGTGGAAGCATCGAAACTGATAGGAGAAAAAGGTTTAACTACGTATGGAATAGGTTGCCCCACCCTATTGGGCATAAGGATCAAGTCTTCCTCACTTATATCACTCATGGTTCGTAAATCTTGAACCTCGTTACTACTTCCAAGTGTTAGGAATATAGCAGGAAATTTTTCTTTATCCTTAGAAAATTGTAACTGCACATTAACATTATTATTAGAGAACCATTCCTTGGCCGCTAGTATTTGTTTTTGTCCAAATTGAGATTTCAAAAAAGGATTTTGAGTAAAATCATCTAGAATGTAATCTAAAAGCCATAGGTTGGTTTTTATATCCCCTAATGTTTTTTCTAGAATTGTTTTAAGAAGTGCGTCTGTTTGAAATATCATATACTAATCCTTCCACTTAGAAATAATGTCAGGAATAATTCTAGTGTAGAATTCATTTTCTGCCCACATCATAGCTTCTTCCATAAATTTGTTAGCTTTGTAACCAGGATGTATAAACTTGTCCTTTGGGGCTACTCCTGTTTCAGGATTCACAATGGGACTTTCCGAAGCAGTTCTAAACGTCATGAATGAGCGTGTTACTTTTACTTTACCTTTTTTATTAAGCTTAGCGTTACCTGCAGAGTCTTTATCTATCGCTTGATAAATTCTCATTCTTTCTAGTGGATCACTTGACCATTTGTGACTGGATTTACCACCCTTGAAATCAAATTCGTGCAGCAGCCCTTCTTTAGGATTACCGTTTTTATCTCTTTCAACTCCGGCCCACGGCACCGTTTCTAAGCCATTAGCTTTTCTACGTTTATTCATTGCTTTGAGTTCAAATCTAACGCGATCTGTTAGGCCTTTTTCATAGCCAGTTTGAAGGCTCGGTTTCTTAGAGTGTTCAAAGGGAATTACTAGATAACGACCATTTTTGCCGTGTTTTGTGCTTTTAGAAGAAAACAACCAAGCATCTGTTTTCATATCAGTATTAGGGGGTATACCTTCTTCAATCCAATAGGCAGATCCAGACAAAGTGACGACGCTAGTGTTGGAATCTAGATGATCCACTCTAAGATTTTGCTCATTATCTTTTCCACGGAATACTAATTGCAAACTAGGACTTAATTTTTTTTGAGCAAGTTCTATTATATGTTGTTTAGTAGCATTAGCCAAATCTCTAACGCTTTTAGAAAGTTCTTTTTTAACTTTTTCTTGTTCGCTTTTGCAAACTTCAAGAACATCTTTAGGATCAAGTTTGAGCTTAAGCATATTTAGCCTTTTACAGGCACTCCGCCAGGCCCCATAACGCGACCTTCTTTCATATCAATGAATCTAACCTTACCGTTAGGGTCGGTTATTTTTTTCTGACCTTTTGCGTTTACCCCACCTTCTGGTATAGGATCTTTAGCAATATGGGGAGTGCTCGCTGTAGTAGGTAGCTTTTTTATTGATCCGGCGCCAGTAGCTGAATTAGCTACCGGCTTTGAACTGTGGGGATTGAGCAGCACTCTCCGGGGCCGCTTCTTTTTCATGGGGATGCCCGCAATTAGGGCAAGCTTCATCACTAGGCATTTCCTCAGAACCCGGTTGTTCTTCTGGATTTTCGCTTTGGCCTTCAATCTCGTTAACTTCTTGTTCAGTCTCTCCAGAATTATCTAATCCAGCCAATGAACAAAGTTCTATCATAGCTCTTAACATACTTATACACGCATCGTATAGTTCAGGTGCTTGATCTTTAGCTTTATCCAGGATCGCTTTCTGAGACTTAAATCCTTCCAAAGCGTGACCAACCAATTGAGTCACCTTTTCTCGTTGAATATTGTCGGCATGTTGATCCAAACCACCTTGTAAAACTTCTGAAAGGTCCGGGTCAGATCCATTTGCATCTTCCTCACTTAAACCTAAGTCACCCTGTTTTTGATTATAGTCAGCTGGACGACTTGTACCATCTGGGTCCATATCTTGCAACATCTCTTGTTGATTATCTAAGTTAGCATCGAGTAAATCTGTTGTAGTTTTAGGCTGTCCGTCATCTATAATATCTTCAAAATCTTTAGAATTGTCAAGATTTTGATCCAGCAAATCTTCAGCAGAATCCCCATGTTGATCACAAGTGCAACTTGGACAATGCTGAGCTTCACCCATAGATTCTTGCTCGTAGTTTTCGGCTTCATCTGAAGTAGAATTTTCTATAGGAATGTCAGCCTGTGGTTGTAGTTGTTCAGTATCATTATATTTCAGATCGCTTGGCTTATCGCCTTGAGGTTGAGCCATACTTTGAGGAGCAGATCCTTCGGCTTGTCCACGATAATCTTTTGGAGCAGGTTTCTTGTCCATAGGTTCTCCATCTTTAGGGTCTGGCATTTCTTCGTTCATTTTACGATCTGATTCCTGAACATCAGTTGAGACCGCTTCGAATGTTCTAGGTTGTGCGATGAGGTTTGGTTTTTTAATAGTAGGGGGAGTAGAGTCATTTGCTTGATAAGAATTGTCTCTCTGCTTTAAATCACTATTTTTGTAACCGGAATCGTAGCCGTGGTTGTTGTCTTGTTTAGGTGGCTCAGATTCGGTAGGCTCATTTTCATTAGAGTCCGAACCTTCAGGTAAGACTTGGCCCTGAGTATTCGGGCTGTCTGGAGCTTGATTTGCCAATCCTTCTTTTACGGATTCAGGTTCGCCAGTGTCTTCTCCGCCACCTACAACGTCTGCGATTTTCTTTCTTTCTTCTTCATGAGGATCAGAAGCGTTCCCTACAGCATCGCTAATTTCTTGTTCAACAGAATCATCGTATTGTACAATTTGATCTTTCCCACGGGACTTGGCTGCCAACAGAGCCTTACCAGCTTGTGAAATAGTTTGCCCATAACCAATGGACAGAGTCGCTTGAACCATATCGGCATAGTTTTGTCGAAGCTGTTCTAATAAATTTACGAAATCAGATGGTGCAACAAAGCTCCCCTCATCTCCACCACCGCTTATCCATCGTCCACCATTAGCTTCCACGAATTCTTTAATCTGATTATTTCCAGCCGTAATAAGCTGAGAAACTTGAGATACTTGATCCAGATCATCAGAAAGAATGGCTCTAGCATGACGTTTGCCAATTCCATCGCCATCGAATGCAAATACTACTTGATTCTGATTATCCATTTTTATTACTCCTCAGAACTTCAAGCAACATTTCAATATTTTCAGAGTTCCATGATTTAGGAAAACTAACTTTAATACCGTCTTCAGTTTTCTTTAGAAAAACTTTCTTACCCATATCTTGACCAAAACACATACAAGCACTTACGCCAGAATCATTAAAAATAACGCCATTGCAATCGGGACAATTGATCTGCTCACTTTTTACCATTTCAATAGAAAATTCTTTTTTTGCAAGCTTCTTTTTTCTATTTTCTACGAACTCTGCCAACTGGAGAGATTTTTTTGTAGGCTCTAAAACGATTACGGTAGGCTTTGGAGCCTCTTTAGGTTTTGCCATTTCTTTGTGCTCTTCAGTTATTTTTTTATGTTCAGCAGACAATTGATTCAATTTAGCTAAAAATAATTGTTGAACAGCGTCTCTTTGCATGAGCTTGCCGTCTATAACTTTGTTGACTAAACTATGCAAATTCATACGTTCATCAATGATACGATTAATTTCTGCTTCTTTAGTATGATCAACTTCTGTTTCTTTATCCAGATCTTCTACGTCATAAAGTTCTAGAATTGAAAGCAGCACAAGCCCCAAGCCTGGGATAGAACGGTGCAAGAAATCTGAAATTTTAACATTGTTTTGAAGTACTTGACCTGAAAAGCTATCGCGCTCATGCTTGGTCGTAGAAACGATGGTATCTTCTTTGCCGGGAATTCTAATTTCTTTAGTATCCCCAATTTGCATGGGAGACAATTCACGAATCAAAAGACTCAACAAAGCCTTAGGTACAATTTGAAGCCCTTGATATAGATCATTCGTATCAGTGACAGTCCGAGTTCCTTGCTTGTAAATTTCGCTTTTAGACAAGTCATTCCCTAAGGATTCTAGAAAATCCTCGCCAAGCGTTTTAATAAGGAAGTACTCGGCATTCTTTTTCATATATTAAGGGATCATGCTGCTGGTCATGGCGACAGCAACAGGTTGAATACTTGAGTTATCGTTAATCAAATAAACTAGTAAACTAGAAGAACTAGAAATTACCCAATTAGAGTAGCCCCCTGCAAAGTAGGACCAGGAATTTGGCATACAAGGAAGACCCACTCTGCCAGAAGAATCGGTAGCGCCTGCAGCTAGCGCAGTCACGGTGCCGTCGGTACCAAAGGTGATAGCAGCGACGGTTCCAGAGTTGTTGTAGACAGCCAGGTTGCGTCCAGCATTAGGAAGAGGATAGGCAGACGAAGGATTGGTGGTATACCCGTTACCTACGCCTGGAACAGGAAGAGGAAGCAAATGACGGCCAACCTCAGCAGTTTTGTTAGCACCCGCCGCATTGTTGTAAGTATTATTGGCTATGGCCCCAGTGTCTTGGGTGTCAAATCCTTGAATATTACGTTTTTTAATCTCAGCCATGTTATTGTTTTCCTTATCTTTTTATCTAATCCTATAGGTAAAGATTACTCGTTATTAGGTATCGTTTTCGACATCCAACATTTCTACGCGGATAACCGGTTGATTTATATTGACTTTGTCCATTGGTTCAGCCGTTTGCCTGATTTCCATATTCGGTTGGGGTGGTTTGTTGAGTTCATTACCCCGATTTATATTATGGTACAGGAACTCTCTAGTTACCTGGACAAACTCGGGCATCCGTTCCGATGACCTAACTCCATTTTGGGTAACATCAGTGATACGAACTTCTCTTAAAATTGAAGTTATGTAGTAAAAAGCCCTATAAAGGTATCTTACACTATACGTTCTTCCCTCACCCGTATCTGGATCAATACCAGGATTATTGCCCCCGTCAATCCAAGCGATATTTCCGTGATCCGAAATTTTATAGTCAATACCTTGAGTATAATAAACCCCTCTGGAGTCTATCAAAGGAGCGGCCATTTTTTTGATAGGAAACATCGGCACATTTTCTGAATTAAAAGAAAATTGAAGCAACTCTTTATTAACAACCAAGTCATCTGCTTGGGGATCACCGTGATACAGTCTATCACCAGGAGCTAGGTAAATCCTGTTGTTCGCAGCTATAGGAGCTGGTTCGCAACAGTCTTCTTCAGATGTGCCACTCTGCTCAGATAAACCACCTGGTATCGAAGGAGCTTGGTCATAAAATCTAGGCAAAACAAGGTTTCCCGTGGAAGAGTCATGCAATCCACCTTCAGAAGGTCTTAGTTGATCTTTTTGATTGCTTGTCAATACAGCAGTGAATTTACCTGCCAAAGTGTAAATATATCCGTTAGAAGTAATGACATCAACATCACCATTATTTCTGCGATAATCCCCTTTTTCATTCAATCCGATAGGGCTAATATTTGCAACGTAATGCAAAAAAGTAGTTCCCAAACTTTGGACGAACATATCCAGTCTATTCAAGTCAAACGATTCTTGAATATAAGGTATAAACGGTGCAATTACCGATATCTGTTCGCCGACAGGCTTTTTATTTGCCACATTTATCTTTCTTACAAAGTTCTGCAAGTTCTTTCAGGCCATCATCCGTATTCTTATGAAACAGCGCCAGTCCTTTAATTATATCATCAACGAGCGTCTCTTTAGCTAACTCTTTGTTCTTCTTAAATAATTTAGAGTCAATGACATTGTTTTTTGGTTGATCGCCAGAAGATTGGTTACTCATGTCATTTCACCTTTATTGCTTTAGAATTGCATGACAAAGCTTTTTCGGTAGTAGCTCCAGCCATTGCCCTAACAAATTCCTTGGGAAAATTGATTTCCGGAATAAACAAAGAGTCTTCTCTCAAAATGCCGTTAACAGAAGCCAACTTGACATTATGCTTAGTAATCTGAAACTCAACGTCTGCACCAGTCTGAATGCTATAGATATCGTGACCTGATTTACGAAGATCATCGGACAAAAAATGAGAGTGCTTGTCTACTAAGGCTTCTGTGTTGAAATTTTCTGATTTACAAAGAACGGCCTGGAAGGCAGGAAACATTTTAGAAATAGTGTGTTTTACGATAGCAGGATGTGATCCTCCTGAAACAACTTTTCCATTGACAATTCCCATCCAGAATCCACCTTTTGTGCGCACCAATTTCACGGGCTGACCATTTAGCATTCCAGCTTCTTCTACATTGTCGATATCTTCTGGTCGTAAATTCATACTATTTTCCTCTTTTCAATTCAGGATTATCTTCTATATATCGTCTAAGATCGTCCCCATTAAGCAACGTAATTTTTTCACTCTTATTTATTTCTTCGGCTTCTTTTTGAGCTTCCTTGCGATACTCCTCAAGAGCATCATGAATTTCTTGTAATACCGTAGGATGGGTGTCTCCAATCAGAGCGGCATGCTCGACAGCTTCATGCCTATATTCTTCAGCGTCAGTTTTCCATTTCCAGTCGCCAGTTTCTTTCAATTTTTCGTAGCAAGCAGCTGCGCGTGAAGCCCAAGTCCAAGCAGTGTCTTCTTGAATTTCAGCTAGAGTTTTTTCTGTTATATCTTTGGAGCCTTTTTTCAGATCTAGTTTAGAAGGCTTTTCTATATTAGGGGAGTAGGTTTCTAGAGTTTTAGGACCTTTTCGCAATTCTGCATTACTAAACTCAATACCTGCATCCTCGGCGGTCTTTGCTCCGGAAGCCTTTATTTTATCATGAGTAGCCTTATCCACGCTAACATGAGCATTCCACTCATAATTTTCTTTGTGACCCAAATGATCAAACTTTTCGTGGTGCTCTTTCATTTTATCTGCATATGCACCCTGCAAACTAATAGCATATACATCATTGCCATTACGATCTGTTAACATCTTAGGTTCTATCTTAGTTTGCTTTGGATCTGGTGGATTCATCTCAAGTGCTGAGGCAGTTTTATGGGCGTCTTCAGGCTTATCATTTTTTTTATCAAAAAACTTAATAGTAGCGTGGTAGTCAATACCATTATCTGGTCTCTTATCTTTCCCATTTATTTTTACGGGATAGGCAAGTATAAAACCAGTTGAAGCGAGCTTGGCATATGCAGCTGGATCTTCAGCTTTTCTCAATGATTGAGACTTGTCCATGTGAGCAATATCAGAGAGAGAATCGGAAAACATTCTTTTCCAAAGTTTATTTTTCATTGTGCCAATCCCCACTAGTAACATGTTCCGGCATCAGGCCAGCTTTTTGATCAGCGAAAACAGTCTGGGAAGGATTTTTTCTGTTATTCTCACCATGAGGTCCAAAGTTCACCCAGTTGTTTTGGCCAGCTGTTTCGGTGAATAAAGCTCGTTGAGCTGCGGGACTGTACATCTTTTTGTGTGTTAGATAGGCTTGATGTTCGCCAGTAGGACCAAAACCAGTTTTGCCGCCTTTGTGGTGTCCGTTAATATCGTGAACTATTCTGAATACATCATTTGCTAAAAGTTTTTGGCCACCGTGGTTGAACTCAGTTGGAGCCAGCATAGGATGATCATTTGTTTGGTCTTTGCTGCCAAAGCCTTGGTCCGTAGGAAAATACCAAAGATGCTTATTGTTTTCCACATCGTGATGCATTTCTTTAGAATTTTTATAAGGATTTGCTTGTCCAGGCTTAATTCTTGATATCTTAAGACCTGAACCTAAGATGTCTTTGAACTGTTTCCCCGTTTCATGGGTCAAAGCACCATACGCAGATTTTACATCTGGATGAGTTGGATCGTGCTTCATGCCCTCATAAGCATTTGCTATCGCTTTCCCATGCTCAGGATTTATTTTTACTTTTGGAGCTTCCGACGATGACGTGGTGGTTGGCTCAGCTTTTTGAACTGAGTTATTTTCGCATAAAACTGCTAAAATACCACGATCCATTCCCATATGTTAATATTCACCAATCACATATCTTCTAGCAAAGATACCTTTTATTCTTTGAATTAATTCGTCTCTATTTCTAGTAAGTTCTTCAATACGAAGTGCGAATCTACGAGGACCAAGAGAGCTGGAACTTTGGGAAATACCGTCTTGGGTTTGAGATTGAGATGTAGCAAAATATAGGACAGCTATTTGGGATAGCAAGTTGATGGCAGCGTTAGTTCCTATTAATTGATTCACAATGATTGGCACCTGTCCTTCTCTATTAGATAAACCGGACGAGTAGGTCAGCTGCCAATAGGCGGGCACTTGCCCACAGTTGCCTTGGGCACCCCAGATAGCCAAAAATGCGATCCCGGCCCCTTGATTTGTAGCCGTGATTTGGGTTCCGCTCGCACTAGTAGCGCCAAAGGCTGCGAGCAAAGGCACCACATTGACTTGACCTATGCTAAAATTTGCCGTTGTTATCCACATACTCGGAACAGTAAAGATAACCTCGTCATTAGATGCAACGATAGAAAGATCTTCAACACTTATGATTGGGCCGTGGCGGGGCTTTAGATGTATAAAAGCCTTGTATAATGAGTAATCAAAAACTAACTGTTCTTTGAATTCTTCTCTTGTTATAGTCGTATTTAACTGAGCCTCAGTTTCATTCATGGCCATCATGATACGATCTTTTAGCTCATCATCAGTAAATCTATCGCCATTAGGAAATACTAGCGGGATACCTTTTAGGTATCTGCTCCTAAATAACTCTGGCGTAAGGAATGGTTCAACACGAGCGAGCAACCCACTCGTTTGGGAGGCATGCACCGGGTACATGCTTGTCTGAAAAGTGCGGGACCTTGAGAAATCAGCCATTTTTTTGCTCCAAAAATTCTAGGCATCTTTTGATGCAGTCTTGTTTGTCTTTTGACCATTCCTCTTCTTTAATATGAAGAATCTTAATTCCTTTAGATAAGAAGTGCGCGTCTTTAATTTGATGGTAATTTACCAGATCTTCTTTTGGCCAATCTTTGCGAGAACGACTCAAGCCTTTTACGCTATGCCAGTACTTCCCATCCATTTCTATTCCTAAATTACTTTTGTCAATAAAGATGTCAATGTCAAACCCTTTGATGTGCGGCTTTCCTTCAATTTTAACATTTACATCCCTTATTTTCCTAGCAGTTGGAATTGTAGATGTAATTGCGTCAAAAAGTTCTTGCTCACACCTAGATACGCCACCTGAACGCTTCATGTGCCCACACATTTTTGGCAAAATATTTTTTCTTTTACCGGCTCTATAAGCACTCGGACTGCTATTTTTAAATTCACTTCTCGTGTTATATTTTAAAGCTTCTGCGTAAAGATCGGCATCTGTCCAGTCTGTTCTAATGAGTCTGATCATATGTCCACAAATAAGATCCATCATATTTCTTTTTAATGCGAGGTCATAGGCTTTACGGCTGTAGTTTTCAAAATCTTTTCTGGTACCGTATTTCAAAGCTTCTTGATGCAATTGTAGATTTGTCCATTCTCTGCGTTTAAGATCCATGTGATTACAAATAACGTCTAACATCTCTCTTTTTAAAGCAATTTGATAAGCATTAAAACTATTTTTTTGAAACTCTCCTCTGGAAGTATATTTTTTAGCTTCATTTTTAAGAGCATCGAGAGGCCAAGAATAATGTTTAATTATCATATGGGTGCATATACTATCTAAAATGCCCATATTACGTGCGGCCTGATAAGCTCCTGAGCTGTGCTCGAAGAATTCGGTCCTGGTGCTATATTTTTTAGCCTCAGTATTTAAATTTTTGAATGACCATTTTTTAGTCTTCATATTTTTATAATAATCTACATTGTATTAAAAGTCAACCAAATTACTCAAAAGAAAAATGTATTATCAGGCAATCCAGAATCGCTCCCATCATCTGGATATTGCACGACTAATGCCTGCTTAACATTAAATGTGGTTACATTGTTTCCTTCAAATAGTTGAAAAACAACGTTCCCCGTCTGTGGCGTTGATGTAAAAGGTATTGACACACTGAAAATTGAACCATCGCATGTGGATTGAGCAGCTACGATAGTGAACACAGCGTTACAGTCTATGGAAGGAAAAGTAACGTTCATACCGACTGTTACGCCCTCAACGCACCCTCCTGGGATGTACCTGAGCCCGCACTGGTCTAAATCTATCAATTGGTAGTAAAGTGTGCTAGTGTCACTAGCATTAACTTGCCATTGATTCGCGTACTTGAAGCTGTTTATGTTTTGATAACCAACAATAGGTCTTGCTGAAAGTCTGGCCATTTTATACACCCCTAAATAGATCTTGACAAAGTCTATTATTAAAGATAAACTTCTAGTTAAAGATTGGTCTTAAACTGCTTTTAGGGCCTAAAATAGAGGTTAAATATATGAAATCTAAGAAGAAAGTACCTAAAAGTAAGCCAAAGCCAAAATCTAAGGCCAAAACACCTAAAAAGGCAAAGCCTAAGAGCAAGAAGAAGCCCGCTAAGCGAGCAGACCTAGTTTCCACTCTTATATTGCCTGCTGCTGGGAAAGACGGACAAGTGCTCTGGCTAGATCAAAATGGGGCCATGGAATGGCGTGATCCTCCGGTTAGCATAGATCTTTCTAGTAAAACCGAAGTAGCCGATGAATTAAAACGACCTTATGAAGTTCCTTTTGATGAAAACGAAGTCCTACTGAAAGATGAGCTAGTTGAACAAACTAGAGAAGAAATGACAAAATCTAGTTTTTCTTCCCGTGCGTGGAACTTTCTAGCTAAGTTGTTCTGGAGGTAATAAATTATGAGTAAAATTATAGCATTATCAGGCTTTAAAGGTTCAGGAAAAGATATTTGTGCTGATTTTCTTGTCAAAAATCATGGATTTAAGCGTGTGTCCTTTGCAGATGCTCTGAAGGATATGGTAGCCTCAGAGTTTGGAATAACGCGCAGTTGGCTAGATGACCCAAGCAGGAAAGAATTTCCAATTCATTGGCTCCCCGTGGAATCAAAGGACGAATTCACCAAAATGATTCACACCTTCATGGTGAGAGAATTTAAGACATTTAAGAATTTTTCACCTGATCCAGGATATGTTAGAGTTGAAAATGGCAAACTTGAATCATTTATACACGATCGTTGGGAACAACTTTACCAGACTCCCAGATCTCTAGCTATTCTTAAGGGAAGCGTAAATCGTTCCGTAAAATCAGATTATTGGGTTCGAAAGGCGATCGAAGACATTAATTCGGTGGATGGAAAATATGTTATTTCTGATCTTAGATATCGGTCAGAAATAGACCAGCTTAAAGAAGCTTTTGGTGAAGTTCTAACGACTGTTAGAATAGAGAGATTTGATAGTAGCCCATCGTCAGATCCGTCAGAACTGGACTTGAATGATAGTAAGTTTGATCACTATCTTAATAACAAAAAAACTAAAGAAGAAGTTTTTGCTCAACTAAAAGAAATACTTGATAAACTATAGCTTAACTATAAAAAAAGACCCATGAACTATAACATTCATGGGTCTTAAAACGTCAGTCTTAGATTTTATTAGGTAGTTACAACCACATCGTCGAGTGTAACCGCTGTTTGAGCATATAGAGATCCGTGTACTGTGCTAGTAGTTTGGCAAGCGATGTTGGTGGCTGCCAATATAACGCCTCTGGCTACGCTGCTTACACCGAATGTGACGCTTCCAGCTACAGCCCAGAATACATTAGATGCTTGTGCTCCACCAGTAAGAACTATTTGAGCAGACGACGCCATATTTAGAGTGCTCGACAGTTGGAAAATCCAAACATCATTAACTCCGCCGTTCAATGTAAGATTACCAGTGATGGAAGTTGGAACAGTGAGTTTGTACAAACCAGGAACTAGAGTCAGACCACCCAAGGCCCCAGCACCAGGATTGGTAGCCGTTGGCATTGTACGACCTTGAGCGTCTGTATATGCCGCACCCATTGCTGAAATGGCACTAGTCAGATTAGCTGGAGTCGGTGCGCTATAGTCTGCAGCATAGATATCGCCAGTCACATTTGGAGCGGTAGAGAATTCTCCGCTTCCATCAAGAGTTAGAGTAAAACCGGTAATTGCCGTATGCGCAATTGGGGATACGCCCATATTCCCAGTGATTTCAGATCCCGAAGTGTCGCTAATACCAGATTCCGTGAGTATTCTGTATGTAGCTGCAGCTCCAAGATTGACAGCAGCAGGTCCAAGTGCCGTAATAGTGTAGGCTGCAGATCCAATATTAGAGTTAGAAAGACCGGCATGAGTTGCCAATACTTTTACGGTTTCACTTTGATTTACAGAAATAGGCCCCGTATAAAGAGTCGATCCCGTGGTAGGAGTACTTCCGTTTGTTGTATAGTAGAACGTTGCTCCAGTCGTAAGAGAGCTAATCGTAATCGATTGGGTTCCAGCGTAAGTTCCAGCAACTGGTGAAAAAGTTGGAGTTGCAACTTGGGAACCCCCAATAATATAAGCTGCAGACGCCACTGTAGAATTTGCAGAACCGGCTTTTACGGCTATTGCATTGATTGGCTCGCTTGCACTTACAGTAATAGGCCCCGTATAAAGAGTACTTCCAGCCGTTGGAGTTGATCCATTAGTCGTATAGTAAATGGCTGCTCCAGAAGTAATGGAGGTGATGGTCACTGATTGGGTTGTAGCATAAGTACCGGCCACTGGAGAAAAAACTGGAACAGCAACTGTACTAATAGTGGGAGTTGGAGAAATGGTAACGGTAGAACCACTTACAGTGGTGCTGGCGGCTGCAAGAGCAGCTAGAGCCGTATTAGTCTTAGTAGCAACTTGAGCAGCAGTGTCACTGCTGAGGATAGTCACTTCAATGCCAGTAAAACCAATTGGGGCTGGATTTGTATTAGTTCCACCAGAAACATTATACCAAACATCGTACGCATTAGTATTTCCAGCAGTGTAAACTACGAAATAAGCACCTGGTCCAAAGTTTGGAAAGGTACTTCCTGCTGTAAACGTTGTTACAGCCATAAGCTGTTGAGCAGGTCCAACGTAAGAAGGCGCAACGCTAAATCCAACAGGCATAGAAACATTTGATGGAGGAAGTGGAAAAGTGTTAGGCGATGGAGGCAGACTAGACAAGATTTGAGCTAACATCGCTGGATTACTAGTAAGATCGAATCCGTCCGTGATAACTTGAAGATCTGCCTGAGACAAAGTGTATTGACCTAAAATAGCGGCTTGAAAATGAGCGGCTACGGTTGCACTACAAAGAGCAACAACCAGTCTATTATAAGTAAAAGGCGAAAGGACCAAACTATTGGTGATCGCGTTAGCCAGCTCATTACCAGCAAATACGCTTGTTAGAGCATCTTGAAGATAGATGATAGTGTTATTAGGTAGGGCCATGAAAAACTCCTTAAGGTTGACTGGTAATTACTCCAGTAGATATCTTGGTTTAAAGATTACTTTACAGATCGATAACGATGGGTAAGTTGACTGGTTTGTATTGTTCATTGCAAATCGAAGCATTTACGAATTTAACGGTACCGTTGTCAAATACACCATATCCATCGTGGATATGACCAAAACAATGAATTTTGAGTTGCTCTAATTCTTTGATTTTGTTAGTTAATTCTTCACATCCTAAATTCATTATAGGATCGTGTGTTTTAACAGTATCCAAAATACCATAAGGAGGTCCATGAGTTACCAATATATCGGTGTCTATTGGTATTCTGTCCCAATGTTTTTTGATTTCCTCTCCTCTATATCTATTCCAAGCCCAATTAAAAAAGAAAGGTGTTATAGCAGAACACCAAATTTTTAAACCTTCTATTTCAACAAGCCCTTCATCTATAAAGATGATATCTGGACAATATTCTTCAGCTATTTGTTTAGAAAAGCTAAAAGCGCTTTCCACACCTTTTTCATGGTTACCTTGTACGGATATTTTATGCTTAGCGTTTTGTTTACTAAACCACTTATGGAAGTTTTTAACTTCATGAGGTTGACCTAAAAAACTATAATCTCCACAACTAATGAGTATGTCACACTCAGGAATTTTCAACTTATTAAATTTACAATGGACATCACTGATTATGACTATTTTTAATCCCATGTTAGAACTATATCATATGTATTCTGATTTGTCAATGTATATAACCTATTGATTTTATAGACTTTCGTGTACGGAGAGTAATAATTAACTGTAAGTACGTAATATTACGCTCGTATTGAGCGAAACCTTTTTAAAGGAGATTTAAAATGATTACCAGTAATCAAAAACTTCAAGCAATTGCCCGAGATCTCGGGAACAGGCTTGCCCTTCGTTTCCAGAATAACTCTGGTCTTAACACTATTCGGTATGCTGCAGATGCTCAAGGAGGCCAACTACTTTTCTTCTCGCATAACGGGAATGAAGCAGAAGGACAACCAGTTGTTTTGGTCTATTTGCAACAGATTTCCATGGTCAGTAATGACATTTTCGGTAATCCTGAACTTGCCTATACTCCATCGCTTTCTCAGTTCTGTTATGAACTTAATAGCGCAGGAGCACCAATTCCAGCTCAAGCAGATATCACGACCATTGAATGGGAACTTATTCCATTCGGAATGCGCCAGCAATTGGTACCAATTGCAAACGGAACTGCTGTGACTGCAACTAGTGCAGAAGCTGCAACTCCTACGGCAGATCTTGACAACCTTTATTGGCCAACTAAGGGCGTATAATTTTTTATTACGCAGAGGAGTAAAAATATGCATACCTATACCGATAAAGATGTTGCAAAACTTATTGCGGACGTAGAAAAAGCATTTACTGCTCAATTGGCTAAAGCTGAAGACATGTCTCTTGCTAAATCTGAAGATGGTGAAAAAGACCATGAAGATAAAGAAGAGCATAAAGAAAAGCCTGAACACGAAAAACCTTTCAAACATGAAGCTAAAGACGGTGAGTCTAAGCAACATGATGACGGGGAAGAACATCATGATGGGAACGATGAGTCCCATGATGAAAATGACAAAGAACATGGTGGACAAGAAGAACACCATGAAGAAGGCCATGATCAGGGCCACGACTATGATGAAGAAGACATGCAGCACATGGAAAAAATGTACCGCTCTATGTCTCCTGGTGAACAGAAACATCATAGTGATTGTCTCGCAAAGTGTATGGGTAAGACTGAAGCTAAGCCATCAGATATGAGCAAAAATGAAAATGGAAGTCAAAAAAGGGGCAATGGCGGCGAAATGTCCGCTTGTGAACCTAAAGACAGTCCAGGTGCTAAGTCTGAAGCAAGTAAGGCCCATGGAGATAAAATGGAAAAATCAGAAAACCAAGAAGTCGAGCTACTTAAATCTGAACTCGCATCTCAAAAAGAAAAGTTTGAAGCAGTTCAAGAATTCTTGACTAAATTGGCTAAAAAAGCTGTCCCTCAAGGTAAGGCTATTACCTCACTCGATGTTATCGCTAAATCCGAAACACCAAGTGAAGAAAAAACCTTTACTAAGGCTCAGATCACCGAAATTCTTAATACGAAGACGGCTGATCCGTCACTTAAGAAGTCTGATAGGGATGCAGTCACATCCTATTATCTCAATGGTCAGTTAAACGTTAACAGTATCAGCCACCTGCTTAAATAGGCTGGCTTAATTAAAGGAGAATGAAAATGATTGAACAACTTCAGTCGTTAATGAAAGCCCTTGAAGCAGGCAGTTATATGGCCTCTCCAGGGAATTTGGAACAGGGTGCAGCTCTTCAAGTTGAAGATCTATCACCTGTAATGCAAAACGTTACTTTTGATGATAGTCATATTAAGTTGCAGAAAATGCTTCCTTCCAAGGAAGTCAAATCCCAACTTCATCAATTCAATCGTCAGCTCGATTATGGTATCTTCGGGGGTTCTGCCCAGTTCGAAGGTGGCGTAGGCGAAGAAGACGTGTCTAACTTCATCCGTGCAGTTGTGCCTATGGCATATTACAGCACGATTCGTAGAGTGACCGTTGCTGCCAACATGATTGGTGCATTTGACGGCGTCAAAGCTGAAGATCGTTCTTCTGCTGATGCTGCGATGAAACTCGCTGGCGACATCGAGTTTGACTCCTTCCGTGGACAAGCTGACTTCTCGAACGCTGGTGTTTTCGATGGTAATCCTACCGTTGTTGCTCAGCTTCCTAACATGATTGGTGTTGACCAACAGGTTCGTCAGTCTGATACTCAGAGCAACACTCAAGATTTGATGTTTGCTGAATTCGGATCTAACCAGACCGTAGTGCTTTCGTCTGGCGGTACCCTTACTCAGTCGATCATCGAAGATTCTTCGGTTCGTTCTGCCATGAACATGGGAGCTGCTGATCGTCTTATCCTCGATCCAATCAGCTTGTCGGCTTATAACAAAATCGCTCACGCTAAGGAACGTATCATGCTTGCTGGTTCTGCTCAAGAAGCTACCGGCGCTCATCTTCGTACCCAGTGGACTTCGTCTGCAGTGGTTTCGCTTGAAGCTTCCCGTTTCTTGTCTGGAAAGACCCAACCAGCTCGTTCGCGCGTTGGTACTCCTAATCAGCCATCGATCGCCGTTGCTGATGCAGGTGCTGCAGGATCTCTCCTTCAGGCTGGAACCTATACGTACTACGCTACCGCGTGCTCGCTCTTGGGTGAATCTCTCCCGAGTCCTTCGCAGGTAGCAACTGTGACCGCTGCTGGTGACAAAGTCACTGTCACGATCACGGCTCAATCCGGCGCTGCTTACTACAATGTCTATCGTTCAGAACTCGGTGGCAACACCGCTAATGCGAAGTTCATTGGTAAGATCAAACAGAGCAGCGGGAACCCAGTGTTCACTGACCTTGGCAATAAACAGCCAGGTTCTGTTACTGGTTTCTTGATCCAAGGGAATACCCTCGGATTTGCTCAGTTGGCTCCATACAGCAAACTTAAATTGGCAGTTTCGGATCTCTCACTTCCGGAAGCGCATTTTAGGTTTTTGTCCCTTGCAGCCTATCAGCCAAGAAAGAATGTGCTCATAGATAACATCACTGGTCAACTTAGCTAATAAAACTGAATAAAATCAGATATTTAAAGCCCCTTATTGAAAAATAAGGGGCTTTTTTATTTCATGGTTGACAAATAGCAATCTTCACTATATGCTATTAAACATGAAGACAGCAAATTGTAAAAATTGTAAAAAAGAATTTGAATATAAATGGACAGGCAGAGGAAATTCTTGTTCGAAAGAGTGCACAGCTGTCATCGTTGCTAAAAGTAAATTAAAATATTCCGATGAACAAATAGAACTGGTTGTTTTCTTAAAAAAAGAAGGTAGAACTAATAAAGACATCGTCACTTTAAGTGGAGTTAAACTCAGTAAAGTAAAAGAAATTATTAAGAATAATAATGTTCTGCTTACTCCAGAAGAACGTCAAAAGCATGCTTATGAAGCGAAAATAGCAAAGGACCCGCTAGCCATGGAACGCATGAGATCTAGTAGGACTGAAGAATCTTTTGAAAGAGCTGCTAAAACTAGAACCAAAACTTTGTCAGATCCAAAATATTTTAATATTTTTTCTACAAACGCCAAAAATGTATGGATCGACTTTCGCGACAATCCTGCTAAATATAAAAAGCGCGTAAATAAACAATCTGTCTCCCAAAGAGAGACCAAGCTTGGGATGTCTTTGGAGAAATACGAAGAACTGTTGCTTATAATTAAGAAAGAAGTAGAAGATAAAAAAGAAACAATCACATCTGCATCACAAAAATATGAAATATCCTTTATAACTACGCTCCGACAGTTTCATAAACGTGGCTGGGGTGATCTCGTTTCTAGTTTTGTCTCCAAAGCCCAACTGGATATCTATAACTATGTAAAAAGTATTACCGATAAAACTATACTTTTGAATGACAGAACCGCTCTTAGAGGAACAGAACTAGATGTTTATGTTCCAGAATTAAGATTTGGTATAGAGTTCAACGGATTGTATTGGCATTCTTCCGGATCGGATCAATTCAAGAAGATGTCTCACGTCAAAAAAATACAAAAATGCCTAGACAATAACGTTAGCCTATTGGCTATTTATGAAGACGAATGGAAAAATGAGGCAAAACAAGAACTGATCAAGAAAATGATCGCTTATCGTCTTAAAGTGTTAAAACCAAAAACATTGAGTCCTAGAAAACTTGAATTGAGACTGCTTCCCTCTAATTCGCAGTTTAAAGGTTTCTTCGAAAAACATCATATCGATGGACACTCAAACGCTTCCTTTGCCTATGGTTTTTTTAAGGGAGAGGAATTGATATTTTGTGCTTCTTTTAGAACGAATTTTAACAAGGAATTAGAAATCGCCAGACTTGCGTCTAATTATGATTACTCAGTCCCAGGTGCTCTTGGAAAAATTCTTAAGAAGATAAATCAACCTATCGTAAGCTATTCCAATAATCGTTTATCTCATGGAAATATTTACGTTCAAAATGGCTTTGTAGAAATAACCAAAAGTCATCAACCCTCCTATTGGTACACAGACCTTAAAACTAGAGTTTGGCGCTTTAAATGTAAAAGGAACAATGATCCAGTTATTATTGCTCAATTCCCTACTGAACAAACCCAAGCTGAAAATGGAGTATTTAGTCAAAAACTCTTTGGAGATGACAGACCTTTATTTAGAATTGAAGACTATGGTCACAGAAAATGGCTTTGGAATCCTAGCACTTAGACACTTATGATATAACCAAGGCATGGATTTTGCCTTATTAGAAGATAGTAAAAAAGCCGAAATAGCTAAATTAATGCTTGCCCCTTTGAATTCTGCGAAGGAAATTAAGGATTGGGCTAAGTTCTATTTAGATCTCGAACTACCCACCGAAAATACCGACCCAGATTCCACATCCAACCCTCTAGACGCAGCATGGTATATCTACGAAACCTTCAAAAATAACTGGGGTAATGTAAGACCTGGCGCTATTATGATTAGTTGTCGTGAAGGTCTAAAAACTATTATTGTGACTATTTTAGAGCTTCTTTTATTGATTCATTTTCAACTTGAGGTCGGTCATGCGGCAGCTATCGAGTCTCAGTCGTCTATTGCTTTAAACTATATAGAAGGCTTTCTTCTTAAAATTGGCCCTCTACTGGATGCAGCTGGTTGGATTCCAATGTCTTCCAATAAGCGTGTTATCCGCTATAAGACCCCTCAGAAAAAAACTGCTTTTATCAAGGTTGTTATTTGTTCTTCCAAAGGGATGAATGGATTGCATTCAAATGTACTATTTCTTGATGAATTAGATCTAGCTGATAAGGCAGCTCTCAAAGAAGGTAAGAACATTACCGGATTCTCTAAGGGCGTTTACGGAATGATGGTTTTGGTCAGTTCTTACAAGTACTCATTCGGTAATGTGGCCGAAGCTTTGGAAAAAGCTGATGACATGAACTATAAAGTTCTTAAGTGGAATCTACTGGACCTCACCGAAAAATGTCCAGAGGATCGTCATAAGCCCGATGAACCCAGACAAGACATGTATGTGGCTAAAGACTTACCACTTAGAAATTTATTGCAAGAAGAGTATTTGATACTGCCGGATATAGAGAAACCCAAATACGAATTCATTAAAGATGCTTATGCAGGTTGTGTGAAATGTCCTTTGTTGCCTCTTTGTAAGAAAAAACTCGCCGTTAAAGATGCGTCAGCTACTGGTGGTTTTTATAAACCCATCAGTTCGGTCATTCAAAAATTCAGAGAAAATGACCCTGATATGGCTGCTTCTCAATTACTGTGCCAAAAACCAGGGAGCGAAGGGCTGGTTTATCCCAGATTTAGTTCGGGCGTAGGAATCGGCAATGTCATTACTACCAAACAAGCTTACGAAACTTTGATCGGTCCCACAAATTTCCAGAACGTATCAGAAGCGACTCTTTTATACGAAATGCAAAAAGCTGGGATCGAATTCTTCTGTGGCGTTGACTGGGGATTTGGACATGATTTCGTCATTCTAGTAGTAGCCAAGATTCCCAATGGCGATTGGTGGCTGATGGAAACGTATGCATCCCCCGGTTTAGAGTTTGATGACATATTACAAATTTCAAAAACCTACCGCGATAAATACAATCCATCAAAATGGTTTGTTGACCAAAATATGCCAGCTTACATTAAGTCCTTCAATAAAAATGGTATGAAGTGTCCTCCTTTTACAAAAGACGTTTTGGGAGGCATCAGTGCTGTTAGGTCTAAAATAGTTAGTTCTGGCGGCAAAAGATCTTTCAAAATTTTGCAAAATGAAAGTAATAAAAAAACTATATCGGCCATAGCCAAACATCGTTTCCAGTTGGATGGTCAGGGTAATGTGACTCCGAATCCGGCAGATGAAATGGGTATTGCCGATATTTGCGATAGCTTAAGGTACATAGGCCAGAATATGTGGGCTGTTCGTGGTACTTACAGGGCTATGGTGGAATATACGGATGATCCAGGCAAGGTAGGAATGCCAAACAAGCCCAATCCTACTGTAAACGAGCAAATGCGCAATGAAATTGCCAAGAGAATCAATGGGGACTCTGTTGCCATAAGCAGTACCAAAAAGAAGGGTGGATTTACATTTACCTTTTAATTTCAATAGTTTGTGCAAGCTCTCATAAAAAGCAATCTTTAACGTAGTATATCAGGAGCTTAAAAATGCCACTAAAAAGTTTAATATTTTTGCAGGCTTACGGGGTAGGCGGTAATGGTGGAGCTTGTTCTGGGAACCAGCCTCAAAGACAGAATTTTAAGTGGACGAGAGAAACCACTGATTTTTCTATATCTAGTGCCCTCAGTGAGACCTTCCAAACCGCGCCAGGAGCCACCCAAGCCCTTTTTAGCGGCACCAGGAGCCTTACACAAGACAATACGACTACCTACTCTTTAGCCCTTGCACCGTTCAGTACCAGTACCTACCAGCTTTCTTATGTTTCCGGGATGGTTCCTGGTTTTAGAACGCTAAGAACGATTGGCACGAACGCTACTTCACAAGTAACTACATCCATAAATGGTCCAGTATTAACCTACACCTTCACTGGCGGAACACTCCCGAACCTGAGTTCAGTTCAGGTTGGAGACCAAGTCCTTATTGGTAACCAATTCAATCTTGCCAATCAAGGCATATTCCAGATTATTTCAACCACTAGCACGAGTATTTCCGTAGTTAATCCGACAGGGTACGTTCAAGGGCCAATAACCCTAGGATCTGGATACGCTACCCAACTTCGCATCTTTAGTGCCGGCAACGTTCAAGTGGGCGATACTCTGGTTATTAACTCTGGTTTTAGTCCTGTTTCTCAAAATTCTTACGAAATTACTCAAGTAACCGACTCGTATGTCCAATTTTCTTATGCAGGCGCCTTGCCAACAGAAACCGTGACGACCGAAGTCACCGCATACACTATGGCTAAAACCATGATCTATATGGAATGTGACCAAAAATGTGAGATTTTGATCAACGGAGCTGTTACTGGTCCCATAGTTACCCCCATTGTTTCCAATGGCGTTGCTTATCCTGGATTGTTCCTGCTAAACTCTGTGATCTGGAGTCTTTCCGTTACTAATAACTCAATCAATCTAGCCAATATCACGCTCCTAAGCACTGAATGATATAAGAGGGGCGTATATGGAAGATAAAGACAAGAAAAAAGTAGCCCTTGCTTTTGGTGACAGTACGGAAGACACGGTTGAAAAATCTGGTCTTTCTGAATTGCAACACGCAATTGATAGCGTATCTTTGTCTGCAGACTCTCTAGCAAAAGGAGAATCCCCACTCCATAAGCTCATTCGTCAGACTACCGGAACGGCGAAGAAAAAAGCCCCAAGCTTAGCTTTTTCAGAACTACCTTCTCCGCAGGCCAATTTTCTTGGTTTATTTAAAGCTCGTACCCGACTCTTACCCCCAGAATTGATTAAAACGGTTCGAGTTACAGATCATTTGGTTGCTGCGATTTTAAGAACACGCGGCAACATCATGAAGCTTTATGGTCATTTGAGAAAAGACCGCTTCGACGTAGGCCTTCAGCTTGACATCAAAGCTGAGTTCTTGGATCTATTTACTCCTGAGCAATATGAAAAAATTGTAACTAGGATGAAGAGGCTTGAAATCCTACTTTTGAATTGCGGCCACGATGAAGGTCTTGAGCAACAAGACAAAATGACTCTTGCTGATTTCATGAGCACCCAGACCATCAACGGCCTAAGTTTCGGATCTCATGGTACAGAAATTATATACGATCGTTCAGGTAAACCAGACAAAGATGGCAACTTCCCTTTTCATCGTTTTAGACCTGTAGACATTGCAACTATTTATCGCGCCGTTCGTCGTGGTGAACAAGTAGGTCAGAACCTGCGTGAGTTGGCTCTCAAAGCCTTAGAAGCGATGGAAGGCAATTCTTTCAACATAGATATCAGCAAGCTCAGAGAAGATCACTACGCCTGGTTACAGGTCATTGAAGGTCAACCTAGACAAGCGTTCACTCATAATGAAATGCTCGTTTACAATCTATTCCCATCTACGGACGTAGAGCACAACGGATACCCTGTATCACCTTTAGACACATGCGTGAATTGTGTTACGACTCACATCTCAATCGAAGCTTTCTGGAAGACCTACTTCTCTAATGGTAAGAGCGCCAAAGGGATGTTGGTTATTAAGAGTGAAGAAGTTGATCAACAAATGATTGACGCCATTAAAATGCAATTTAATGCTTCGATCAACTCCGTATCTAATGCATTCAGAACCCCTATTTTTGGTATATCTACAACCGATGACGTTCAGTGGACTCCAACTCAAGATCGCCTTGAGAATGGTGAATTCTCGTTTACCTACGATCAAGTAGCCAGAAACATCTTGTCAGCTTTCGGTGTGTCTCCTGATGAAATTCCAGGGTATGGCCATTTGTCTAAAGGAACTAATTCACAAACGCTTTCAGAATCAAATAATGAATTCAAGATGACCGCTGCCAGAGATTCCGGCTTAAGGCCTCTGATTCTTGGCTGGCAAACTTACTTCAATCAAAGGCTGCTACCCATCATCGACCCAGAGATGGCTCAAATAGTCGAAGTTAAATTGTCTGGTTTGGATGCTCAATCAAAGGAACAAGAGTCTGCCCGTTTACAACAAGACTCCACTCTATTCCATACCTATGATAGTTTGCTTGCAGAAGTAGATGAGGATGGACCTGGAAAAGCTTTTGGGGGAGATGTTCCATTTAATGAACGCTATCGTCAAGTATTAGATTTTTATAGTAGTGTAGGAGAAGTTCGTAGCAAGTTCTTTGGCGATCCTAGCGCCTTAATAGATCCACTTCTTAAGTTTAAAAGAGACCCATTTGCCCTACAATGGATACAACTTCTGGTGCAAGTTAACCCAAATGCCATCAAAGCCATGGCAGCCCCTAAAAAACATAACCTTGAGTTTCTGAAAATGGAAATTGAAGATATGCTTGAAGATGATGGAACTGGAGAATAAGTATGCCGCCAATTGATTATAAGACTAAGTATCAGGAATTAAAAGCTAGATTTATGTCCAGTGTTGACGTAGCTTGGCGTGATGGTTACGAACAAGGCATGCAAGCTTCTCAAAATGACCAAGCACAGCAACAAGCTCAGCAGGCCCAGGAAGCCACGATGGCCGCACAGCAACCCGGACAGCCTGGACAAGAAGGTCAAGAGGGTGAACAACCTCAACCAGGAGCCGAAGACGCTGAACAACAGCCTATTTCTCAGAACCCCAATGGCGACGATGAACTTGGACAACATATCGAAAAACTTGAAAATATTCTTGGCAAAAGCGAACTATCTCCCTTTGTAATGCAAGATCTTAAAAAAGCTATAGACGAGATGCGTACGCTTACTATTCCAGCTAGAGTTAAAGCTAATGTGCCAGAAGCTGGCCTAAAAGCCTTAACACTTCAAGAGAAAATTGTTAAAGACGTGTTTGCTAAATGGGAAGGTGACCAAACCAAAGCAGCTAGCGATATCAGTTCCATTTTGAATGTAGAAGGTTTGACTAAAAAGTAAAGCCCATGCATGGCATACATTCTTCTACTTCAGAATCTATAAAAAAAGTAGTCGATGATTTGTTCGACAAAACAGCTTTGCGTTTCCTCGGTCATGTTCCCAAACTCCACCACAAACGACACACTCTAATCGGTTTTGAAGCGGGAGCCTCTTTGGCTTACCTATTCCTTCAAGCGATGGGGAACAAATATCTTAATAATGTTGAAGATGATGTACTGAAGGGTCTGTTGGCTGGAGCTTATGGCTATATAAGTACTTTAAGGGAGAAAACTTCCAACAACATCGTTCAACAAATAGAAGGCATGGCTAGACAATCCAGATTAACTGGGGAGAAGATTGACCAAGAGACCTTGAATAAAATTATACAAGACCAATTAGACAAAGCTAAAACTGATATGGAAGCCATAGTTGCAGCAGAAGGAACCAAAACCCGTAACATTGGCACCGTGATGGAAATTTCAAGAAACGCCGCTCTTAATAATGACAGAGACCCTATCGTAGGGTTTGCTGTAATACGTGATGCGTCTACCTGTCCAGTTTGTGTTAAATTAAATATAATGGAAGACGGTGTGACTCCACGTCTTTTTAAGTTGAGTGAGCTATCCGCTGGATACTATAAACGTGGGGACAAAGTTCCTAGTCTTATAGGGAATCACCCTCACTGTAGGTGCACACCCTTCTACGTCCCTACCAATTGGGGGTTTGATAGACAAGGCCACATTACTTTCGTAGGTTCTGGTCATAATGAACTTGAGAATCAGAGAAAAGACTGACTATTCAACTAGATGTACATACACTAGCTTGTTTAACTTTTTCATTTCCTCTATCATATTTTTAGTCCCACGACTCTTCCCGTCCCATACTGCTATTAAAGCATCTGCATAAGCGGCCATGGTTTTGTTTCTAATTGGACCTGCAGCCTTTCCGTGTGCATCCCAGTCTGCTTTAAATATTGTTAATTTTAGTGATGCTAATTTAGCAAAACTTTCTCCAAGATAATCTACGCCAGTTGCACCTCCAGATACAACTTCCGTAATATCAAACTTAGATAGCTTTATAGCCCTACCTACAGTCGGCCAGTAAGTAATGTTTCTGCCTCCTGCAATTATAACCTTCATTTGTCTGGCCATCCAGGTAATCTTCTGCATTTTTGACATCGTATATAGGTAGTATCAAGCATATCCAACTGTTCTTCCCATTCCCACGAATGTGGGGGACAAGATTTTTCTATAGGAATATCTTTTATAAAATCTTCGTGATCCTTTTTTAATTTCTCATCATAGTGAGCACCTATTTTACCAGAAATAAGAAGCAACAATATTATAATTAAAAACCATGCAAAATCGTTCATTCGCTTATCCTTATAATTCAGACCAGGACTTCTTGCGTCCGCGCCTACTTTTGGCCTTACTATAAAAAATATAGTATTCATCCTCATTTATATCTGCACTATCCAGCAATTTAACGGCATAAGCATGGGCTTTTGTTTCAGATCTGATTTTCTTAGACCAATTGAACATATTGTCTCCGCTCATATAAAAGAGATGACCTGCTTCATGCGCTAGAGTGAAGTACTTTTCTTTATAGGACATTTTTGAATCTATGTAGATAAAAGCTCTAAATTTTTTCGTGTGGTTGCAGAAACCAATAAAATCGTAATCATAAACGGCACAACGAAGTTCGTCAATGGAGGTTGCGAGTTCTTTATAGAGTTGTTTGTAACCCATTACCATGGTGTCCGCATCGAGCAGTAAAACATGTGGTCCCATTCGAAAGAGGAGAACTTCGCTCCACATTCACATTTAAAATCAGATCCAAAAAGTTCTTCGAAACTAACCATATCAACATAAAAGTGAGGATCATAACTAGGAATTTGGGATAGTATTAGAACGTAATCGCTAAAGCCTGCAGGATCTGTAGTATAGAAGGACCATTCCCATTTTTTATTGTTGTAGCTGAGAGCTTTAGGGAAATCCATTAGTTCTTTCCACCAGTTGATCTGTTTTTGTGGTCCTTCAGATCCAAAATGTATAGTTATTTTCATTGTTTTTTCTATACCAATCTTTATATAGGTTATAGTGATAAAGCAAGAAAGTCAAGAGGTTTATATGGCAGGATCTATTTGGAGTGATTTGGGTAAATTATTGTTGAGCTTTTTAGTTAACAAAACTAATGAAAGTGCTCCTGTGGAGACTAAAGCTCCAGAACCAACTGAAAAGCAAGAAGTCGATTGGACAAATCCTGATTGTAAAGTGTCAAAATATTTTACAGTCAAAGAAATGATCTACTTACCAACCTGGAAACGAATGGCCAATGAAACGGATGGACTAAACGATCAAATCAAAGAAAATCTCATTAATTTAGCCATGGACATGGATATAGTTCGCGATTATTTCGACAAACCAATCAATGTTCATGTTACCTACAGACCGCTAGAGTACAATAAGGCTATTGGTGGAGCTTTACACTCAGCCCACAGCGAAGGTGAAGCCATGGATTTTGATATTGTGGGTATGACTTGCGATGAAGTCAGAGAAGAGCTGGTAAGTAAGAATTTACTCGACAAATGGGGCATGAGATGCGAAAAAGCTCCAGGAAGCAATTGGGTTCATTTAGATTACAGACAGCTTGCCGCAGGTGGGAATAGGTATTTTATCCCTTAAGGTTTGCCACAGATACAGTCGTAATCTTGTTTATCGTATTTAATAAATAATTTTAGACATGGAGCATCGGAATATAATTTAGGACATCTGCTAGAGCATGTATTGATAACTTCTTTGTCATGATCGTTCCAAGGATAGTTGGTTCTGTTGATTAAAGATGGATTCGGACAGGCCAACGATAAGAATATCAAAAATTCTGCCATAAATACTATTTTTTCTCTTTTTTCTCAACAAAACTATCCATATCGCTGCCAACCATCATTTTAGCAAGCTTCTTTTCAGCTTTCATGGATTTGTTTAAACAAAGAACTTGCCCAATAGCCGCGATTTCGCCCTTGGCTAGGTGTGGCATAGTTTTTGACATATAAGTTTCAAAAGCTTCTCTCTTACCCCAAGCTTTATATTCTTGTTCTGCTCGTTGAAGGAGTGTGGACTTCTTCATCTTCTTATCTAAAGCTTCTTTTCCCAAGGCAGCTCCACCAACCATATTACCTGGGGCAGTCATTCCTGAGCCTGCAGTCATCGCTTTTTTCATTGATTCGCCTTTACCGATTTCACCTTGAATAGCTTTAGGAGCTACAGGTCCGAATTTAGGGGAACTAGCCACAGCCATTCTATGGTTCTTTGTTCCTGATTTTCTAGCAGCTATCGGACGATTTTTGGGGGAACCCACTAGATAAGATGGCTGACCGCCTCTTTGGGCATCCGAAGGGAATTTTTTGCCTGGATTTTGACCTTTAGAAAGAAGTTCAATAGTAAAAGAAGGCTCAGATTTAAAAATGGAATCTGAGTCAGTTTTTTCAGGATCTGCTGGGATCATTTCGGCGACACAAGTTTTATTTGCCGGGATATTAGTCAAAGTTATCTTACGAGCCACCGATTTGGTAACTATTAGACCAACCTTATCTATCTTGGAACCCTCGATAGAGAAGCCAACCATCGGTTGTTCATCTGGATGCTCAGCATCATCCATAAAAAGAGCGGCAACTTCTCTTGAAGAGTCTTTTTTATCATCGAACAAGCGTCCCATTACATACAAAAAGGGAGTCTTGCATTTTTCCCAATAATATGCGTGCCTGTCATTTTCACAATCTTTATCCGAGAATATTTTTTTATATTCGAGAATTTTACCGCAAATTTGGGAAGGAAGTTTTGATTCATGCTCGTAATTAAAAGCAGCACCAACCAATGAGGAGCAGTCAATCCCCGCTAGATCAACGATTTCGCCAGCAGTATCAATTGCTTGACTTGAACCAATTCCATCAATATAAGTGCAGTTAGCCATGGATAAACCTCTACATAAAGATTGATTTAGAGATCAAATATTGAAAATTATCTAGCAATATTAAATAGTTGCGGTACTTTTTAAAAAATCCAAACATCTTTGAAAACATTTCCCTTTATTTTTTAAAAAGTCTTTTTCTTTAATATGAAGTATTTTGATACCTATAGATTTGAAGTAAGAATCCTTAATTTCATGGTATTTTTTAATATCCTTATCTGGCCAATGAGGTTTAGATCTTTTCAATCCACGAAAGGAATGATGGTAGGTTCCGTCAAATTCCACTCCTAATTTGAGTTCTGGTATATAAATATCGATGTCTAGACCATAAATGTGAGGTTTATTTAATATATTTATATTTCTTTTTCTTAGCTTCGTCGAAGTTGGATAGTATTCTTTTATAAAAGAAGCTAATTCTTTTTCTGGACGAGATTCAGACGATCTTATGGGCATGTGGACACAAATTTCATCCATTATTCCCATTCTAAATGCAGCTTTGTAAGCACCAAGATCGTTTTTTTCAAAATCACTTCTAAAAATATATTTTTTAGCAACTTCGTTTATTTTTTTATAATTCCAACTATTATAACCTTCTGTCATATGTTCGCAGATTTTATTTAAAATACCTCTTTTATCGGCTGCTGAATAAGCTGCCGGATTTGCATTTAAAAAATCTTTTTTACTGTTGTATTTGTTAGCTTCTTCTTGCAATTTTTCTAGAGACCATCTAAAATTAGGGTTGTTCTCACCATTGAAATTTTGAATTTTCATATGGGAGCAAACTTTTTGTAGGATGCCAAACTTTTTAGCAGCCTTATATGCCCCATAAGCATGTTTTATAAAATTACTTTTTATATGATATTTCAGTGCTTCTGTCAAAATTTTTTCTTCATTCCATTTAAAACGAGGATTGTTTTCCCCAGCCATACCCACACGTTTTGGCATGTGGGAACAAACTTGTTCCATTACGTTAAGTCGTTTCGCAGCTTGATAAGCTGCATAATTGCCTCTCATCAATTTACTTCTGGTAGTGTATTTGTTAGCTTCTTCTTGCAATTTTTCTAGAGACCATTTGCTTTTCATGTTATAAAGATTAACACTTTACAATTAAAAAGTCAATATATATTTACAACTTATTGATATTTAAGCTCTTTTGTTTGCTTCATTAACATTCATTTCAGGATATTCGCAATTTCTTAAAAATTCGCTATCTGCTTTGGCTTCTTCTCTCTCATATATAGGATCTCGTTCAAAGCTAATAATTCCCCCTATAGCTCCAAACAAGCTTGCAATAGATACTGCATTGACCAAGGAATCTTGGACGCTTCTAGTCGCATCAAATAGACCCAACTCTTCGGCCTTCCCGAACTGTTCATTTTCGATGTCATAAACTAGCTGAGGATCTTTAAGAAGCTCCTCTATGATTACTCCAATTTCTTCCCTATCATAGCCCGCATTAGACAGCAGCTTCTCTGGTAGGCAAAGCAAGGAAGAAAATAGAACGGTCATAGCCGGATCGTTTTCTGGTAGTTTTTCTGCAAGCAACATAGCCATGTCCAAACTCATTCTGCACCCGCCCGGCAAGCACCCATAGACGATGGCGCTCTTTGCCGCCATAACAGCATCTTCTACTCGGTCAGCCTTCTCTTTAAGGCTCCCAGAGCTATTACTGAAGATAGTGAGCTTGACAATCCCGCTAGTGAGTTTGCCTAGACGTTCTTCTAGCCAAATTTTCTCTGCGATGCTTTCAGAATTGTCTTTCATCTTTTTAAGCTCTTCAGCACGAATTTCAATGTTGAATGGATCACTTTCACCTACAACCGTACTGCGGTAGCGATACATTTCGAACGATTCCATCCCAGTACCGAGATCTTTTAGAGTAACTGTGCCTAGTTGATCTTTAAACCCAAACACCTTAGCATTGCAAAAGGCCCCAAGATCCAACAAAAACTGTTGCTGGCTATTGACATGCTGAGCCATTGGTGTTCTCATGGGGACGATATTAATAGTACCTGGATTGGCAAAATTGTAAGCTAGTGTAGTCATGACGTTATCAGAAAATCCATGAGCTACTACGACCACATTTTTAAAGTTTTCGTCGCCATCAGCGTACCTTTGACCAATCTGGTCAAAAATAGGTGACAATCCAATGAGATCGGTAATCATTCCATCAAATAGGACAAAAATAGGTTTAATTAAGTGGCATCTAAGTGATGCTTGATCATTGATGTACACATTGCTAAATTTGCCAAGATCTTCCATTCCGGTTGGAATGGGCATCCCATCAATTCGTTCAACTTTATAGCTATCATTGCCCGTAGCCTCACGAATAGTCACATGGCTGGAATCAGAATAGCCGAGTAGCTCAAAGCATTCGATAACAGCATCGGCAAGCTCTTTATCCCCATTGGCAGAGATAGTAGCTACTTTGCGGATAAGTTCTTTGTTTTCTTCTGTGATCTTGATTGCTCGGCTTTCAATGTAAGGAATTAGAATTTCTTTAACTACTTTGTGAATTCTACGGATAGCTTTTTGTGGAGAATACTTGGGATTTTGTTCACAAAAATCAAACATATGCTTGATGATATTGTAAGATAGAATGGTAGCCGTAGTAGTACCATCGCCTACCGTATTAGCGGTTCTAACAGCTGCATCTCTAGCAGATTCGATTATCAGATGCTCATAAGAGTCTTCTGAACCCAAATTCTTAAAGATAGTCACCCCATCTTTAGTCAACCTATTTGGGATGTTAGGAAGACTTTCTTCAATCAATGTCACACGACCACCTGGGCCGAGAGAACTTCCAACTATGTCCGATACTTTCTTCATTGTCCTTAAAACGATCTTTTTAAGCTGTTCTTGGTCAGATAAATAAGATTTTGGAGCTGTTTTAGCTTTTCTGATAGACATCGGTGGTTGTTCCCTCGGCTTTTAGTGTTTATTAAGCGGTAGCTTCAGCAGGTGCGGCTTCTGGAGTAGCATCAGCGGACGCCGATTGAGCGTCTTCGGCTGGCGCTGCAGCAGCTTCTGGGGCTTTAGGAGTAATAATATTGTAGGCTTCTAGAACATTGATAGAAGCTCCTTGATCGCCTACAGGAATGTTGTCACCCGTTTTAGCACCATCAAGTTTATTCCGAACTTCTTCGTGTTGCAAAGAAGAAAGCAAGAACTGCATACGTGGATTAACAATCTTACCACTTGCATCAGCTTCGTTGATAATCACGAATGATTCCTTCGAAATAGTGTCGGTAGCAGCTAGAAGCCCGCTTTCTACCATTTGCGTCACCTTGCTAGAAAGTTCTTTTACATTGTTTTCGGTCATGAAACTAGCGATGGCTTCATCAGTAATGGTTTCGCCTTGATTGGAGGCTTTAACAACAGCGTCAAGCTTATTATTGAGAAGCTTTAGTGCCTCTTTAAAGTTACCAAGATCGCGGGCCATTGGCTCCATAGGTTGAAGAGCCTGAATAATCTGGTGTACTACTTTCTCTAGATCTTCAAGTCGTTCGGTTGCATTCTTTTTGTTTTCAGTATCTGACATGTTTATTTCTCCTTGTTTTAAGTATCTACTCTTCTTATATCATAAGTTGCTTTTTGTTTGACTTTTTA